CACTCCTCCTAAAGTCGTCGTTTCGGTGTTGAGGGCTTCGCCTAGAACTTGAAGTAGAGGGGATGAATACACTGTTTGAGATTTAGGGGCGGAGCAACGCGGAGACCATAAATCGATGCCAATAGAGAATAATAAAAGTGTTATTTTTTCGAGGTATATATATCTTCTAAGTAATATTATGATGTTTTCTCCAATAAATTACATTTTCGCAAGTTATACAACATAGAAGACTTATTAGTGAGATATAGACCCGTTGCAAGAGTGACCGAAGGGAGTCTCTTGTGTGCGGGGCTTAGCTTGGGGTGATAAGCCCAAGTTATAGGAGAAAGTATAATAATTTTAATAACACTAAGTTTTTTATGTTAGAGAAAGTAGTAGAGACAGAAGATCGCGGAAGAGTGATCATTACGGAAGTGCCTGCAGGTTATAGGTATGTGTCGGATATACCTGGCTTTAAGCTTCATGACTTCCCTCATATCCTGAACAAACAGATACCAGGATGCGGGTTCACTGAGTATTGTATCAGGAATGACGAGAACACAATCTTATGCAGCCCTAGAAAAATCCTCCTTCAAAACAAGTATGAACAGCACAAGGATGATGTATTTCTAGTTGTAAATGAATTTGAAGGGGATCCAAAAACTGACAAGGATCTGACTAAGGTTGAAAGGTCTAAGTATAATCCTTTTGCAGACCCGGAGAAGATTAAGAAGGAGAAGGAGGAACTAGAGAAGGCAAAGGAAAATTTCTTTCAGGAACTAACGAAGAAGTTGACAGGTTACGTTAATAAGTGCCTGTTCGATGAGAGGCCTGTGAAAATCCTAGTCACTTATGATTCTTACAGACTGGTCAAGGAAATACTCAAGTTCAATTATAGCGATGTTGACTTTAGAGTAGTAGTGGACGAATTTCAGAGTATTTTCACTGATAGCAAGTTTAAATCCGACACGGAGATGCAATTCATGGATAACTTACAGGGTGTTAAGAAAGTGTGCTATGTCAGTGCTACCCCTATGATTAAGAAGTACCTGGATATGCTAGAGGAATTCAAAGACCTACCATATTATGAATTAGACTGGTGCACACTAGACAATAACAGAGTAGATCAACCAAAGCTAACTGTTAAGAACTTAGTATCAGTCTATGCAGAGGCAGGTCCAATCATTAAGTCATATCTAGAGGGCAAGTTTGAGTATAGGTATGTTAGAGACCCTGAAAGTGATAATGAGAAAGATGTCAAGAAAATAGAATCAAGGGAAGCTGTATTTTATGTCAACTCAGTAAACAATATCACTAGTATTATCAAGAGAGCAGGTCTAACTCCGGGGCAAGTAAATATTCTCGTTGCCAATACACAAGAAAACGAGAAGAAGGTAAAGAAAAGGCTTGGTAGAAAATATGATATTGGCAGGGTTCCACTTAGAAATGAACCTAGAAAAATGTTTACCTTTTGTACTAGAACCGTTTACTTAGGAGCTGATTTCTATTCTGACAATGCAAGAAGTTTTGTAATAAGTGATGCCAACATAGATACACTAGCCGTTGATATTACTCTTGACTTACCACAAATCTTAGGTAGACAGAGGTTAAAAGAGAACCCATGGAAGAATGAGGCAACACTATTCTTCAGGCCAGTCTTAGATGGAAATGTAGTAGCAGAGAAGTATTTCAACGATAAGATAGCAAAGAAGACAGAGAAGACAAAGAAGTTGTTAGGGGTATTTGATAAGAGTGATCAGAGTGAGCAGGAGGCTTTGTCAGAAGTTTATCAAGAAAATGCTAAGTATGGGCATTATAAGAGGAACTATGTAGCTGTTAATAAGGTAAAGAATCCTGATGGCAGTACTAGACTTGTACCTGTTCTTAATAAGCTTGTCAGGGTTGCAGAACTTAGGTCTTATGAAATGCAGCAGGTTGATTATGCGAATCGTTTTACTGTCTTCAATGAACTAGGTAAGGTAAGTAATATTGGAACTGCTGAGAGGTATACTGAATTCTTCAAAGAGTATGAAGCAATAAAGGATAGAAGGAAGAGGTTGAAGTTTGTATGTGAGTATTATTTCAACGGTAGCGACATAGAACCCCTCCTTGACCTATTACCAGACAAGAGATTTAAGGAGTACTTGACAATCTTAGGCCCAGAAAAATGTAAGGCAAAGGGTTATAACTTAGGTAGGATAAATGATTTTCTAAATGTCAATAGTTTTAATGATGAAGTGTTGATAAGAGAGTTATATAGCACATTCGAGATAGGAAAGACTTATTCAAATTCTTTAGCAAAGTCTATGATGTCTGATGCTTATAAAAGGATAGATTATAGGGCCTCTGCAAAAGCTAGTGATATGAGTAAGTATTTCGACCTAAGAAGAACCTCTGTACAAGAATCTGATGGTAGCAGATCCAATGGTTTAAAAATACTAAGTAAGAAGTTTAATTTTGAAGAAGATAAAGAAGGAGACAAAGAATGATCTATGTAATTGAGAAGCTAGCTAAACTTAACAATTCTGCAGATATGGTGCCCTAGTTTCTTTATAGTTGTAGATTAACTGTCTTTTTTCATATATAGGGAATACAGAACATGATATTGATTCGTGTACTGTATTCTTTTTTATTCATCTTAAGTTTATGTCGAAGAGTAGTTTTGCCAGCCTCATTATTTCTCATCTCAACAGTCAGGTGGGTAATGTTGGCAGCAGTTATAATAGTTCCACACCAAGTCTTGCAGGTCTTGCGATAAGTAGTGCAGTGACGGAGTACTTAGTAGGGAACACAAAGATTTCTATTTCTTATACTGGTACTGATCCTAGTGGTAAGCCGGATATAGTTAGTGACAGTGTAGGTGTAATAGGAAACGTAGCTCCCCCGATTGGAACTACATTAAAAGATTGGTTAGGGTCATTGGAGTCTAACATAGTGAGTGGTCTTATGATTTCGAGTAGTCCTGGTAGTGTAGTGCCAGTTTCTCCTACTCCAGCATTTAGACCTGGATTGATTGTCCCCGACCTGTATAGTATGATAGGGGACGGAAATAAGTCAGCCCAGATTATTGCATGGGAGGGTATTTGTAGTAGTATCTTAGTCTGGCTTAATAGTATAATACCGCCAACCTACCCAGCAACTCATCTTAGTAGTACTGGTGTTGCGGTATGTGGAAAAGTAGTAGTAGGATGAAGAGATATTTATTAAGCACAGGTTCGAGTACTAGTAAGGTTGAATTATACATGTTAGACTTACTCAGGCTGAACATATCAATATTTAGTGGTGACATACCTAACAGTGCGGTGGGTTTTAATATCATCACTTCTAATATACACAAGGACGAGCTACTAGGGGCAATTGAGTCAAGATTACAATTACTAGTAGAGAATATTAACAAGAGAATGGGCTTGCCTGGTTACACTATGAAGATTGATAGTGTTGAATTAGTAGGTCCATCTAATGCTCGTGTAATGGTGAGTATCAACAGCACCAAGGACACAGTAGACATTAATTTATAGTATGAGAAATTTACAGGATTACATTAACAAGTACTACACAATTGCCCAGAACTTAGGATATACAGGTGATAGTATTGAGGTGCTTGTACAGTTATTGGCAAATGCGTCATATATCAGTGAAGTAGAAAACGTTGCATACTTACAGGAATCAAGTCTTGAGAAATCTAGCCTCATTAATTCAAAGATTCAGCACTGTATGGATAATATGTATAGTGTGTTTAGAGGGTTATGTCCTAGGGTAGTTATGAAAATTCGTCCTACCTCTTATCTGACATTGAAGCCTTTTGATCTTATCCAGCAGAGTTCAAGTTTCAGTGTATACTATCTTGGTTACTATAAGCTGATTCAACCTAGCAATAATAGTGGTAGTATCAATTCTAGTAGGTCAGTGAGAGATAGTAATGTAATAAGCAGTAGTGTTATTAGCAGTAGTAGTGAGAGTAGTGGCCAGGAAGAAAGTAGTATGAATAGGGGCGGGTCTAGTGAAGTTGATTATTCTAAACTATCAGGCCTAGATAATCTTAACCCTGAAAAATATCCGGGTGAATTTATATATAGTGGTGTTACATTAAAGCCTAGTGTTAGTACTGAGTCTTATATTATCATCTGCTTAATCTCACCAACTGTTCATCAAGTGGATAAGACGGTTAACACAAGGAATACATACTACGTTGACTGTCCCATCGATAACTTAAGCAATGATGTACTAGTTAAGGTAAATGGTGAACAGGCTGAGGTGACTAGAAATTTTGCTGATCACATACTAAAGCCAAGTAAGTATGTATTTGATCTGACGCTTCCTAGTTTTGGTAGTAGAATATATACAGCCAATTATTTTAGTACCCTTGATAGAACAGATAGGAGTGATTCAGTGGGTATTGAGGTTAACACAAAGATCAGCGTAACATATTTTGAGTGGTCTAGGTTGGAGGACTATAACCAATCAGAGCTTCGCAGATTATCTTATAAAGGTGCAGAGCTAGTAGGATTTAATGATACCTGGCTCAAAGCTAATATGTATAGTGAATTAAGTGAGGGTAGTGGTCTTTGTTTTGTTAAGGAAGTAGGCAGGGATGATCTAAACACAATTCACTACAAGGCAAACAGAAATAGGTATGTGAATAGTATGGTGCGTAGTAATAATGATATTGGTACTATCTTAGAGGAGAACTTCCCACAGTACGTAAAGAATGGAGGTACTTCTTATGTTTTCAATACGCTGGGTAATAATTCTGGTAGTGAACTTAAAATCTATTACATACCAAAAGACGAGAGTAGATTAATTCCCGATACTAGTGATGATCCGGGTAAAGGTGTTAGTAGTATTGAGGATTTTATTGAGAAGGAGCAGGCATACTATATCATTACCAAGAATATTAAAGTTCTTAAGGGAGATAGATATACAGCGGAGTTTAATATATCCCTCGAACTTTACAGAAACAGCACTGAGGATCTGAATGGTAGTATTGGTAGTATCTTGAAGAGTACGTACGAGAGAAAGTTTAATACTGTCTTCAATGATACAACAATAGAAGAGGTTAAGTCATTGATCAGTAAGTTTAGTAATATTAAGAGAATAAATAGTCTCAGCATTACATTCTTAGATTCTAGGGGTCAGGTAGTAGAGATGTCAGATATAGATCCAATCATTTCTTACTTTGATATTACCTACAATGTTAGTACTCTCGTATCACATACACCAAGTAATTAATAAGTAGGATGAAAATATATATACCAAAACACTTAAGGGAAATTAAGATCATCGAACAGCTTTACCAGATGATGACGTCTTATGGTGAGCAGGCAGTAGATGAGATAGATTCTTTTAGTGATTTTCAATGGAGCTTAAGTAATGATCCAGTTAAGAGATTCCTAGGCTTATGTATACCAAAGAGAGATGATCAGACCAGTGAAGATTATAGTAGCAATATTAACTACTTGGCTACATTATTTTATAGTGTCAAAGGTACTTATAAGGTTTTTGATTATCTCTTGTACTATGGTGTGATTGATTCAGATAAGTCAAAGATTAACTATACAGCTAGGAGTATTAGTATTGAGATTGGTGAGATCTTGGTGGGGAAAGATTTATTCTGTAGTGCTATGGAGGATTTCTTAAAGACGTTACTGTATTTTGAGTCTCTTGAAATTATAATCAATAGTGCTGGTATTAACTTAGAGGGTAGTATTATTAATCACTTAGGTCATGGTGAAATATATTACCAGCATCATATAGCAGAATAATTATGATAGTAGAACATAAAGATAACCTGCGTGAATTAACTTTTGTAGTACTTGAAAATTCTAAAGACCTAGATAAATGTTTAGTACAGGTTCATGCAAGTAGGTCAAGCTTATTAGGGATTAGTGATTTTGCTGAGTATGGTTTAAGGTTTATTCCAAGTAAGTACAAGTTTAACAGTGACCCTTCTATTAATTATCTGTCGGAGAAGTCTAGAGAGGTAGTAGGTCCTAGTATAGATGACTTAGAGAAGATAGAGTCTACATTTTTTCCAACGGGCTCAAAGGTAAGTAAGGAGGAACTGTATGGTTATTTTGGAAGTATTGACATTAATAATCAAACCTTAACTATGATCAATATTCCTAGTGGTTATGATACAGTCTACCTATATGATTCCTACCTAGACCTGACAGAACTGGAACTAGAAACGGTAGGGGGCTTAAGAAGTTTTTTACTACACTCTACATGGAAGGTCTGTATTGGGCTAGATAAGGATGAGGCACAGAGTAAGAAATTATTGTGGCTTGTATTAAGTGAGGATGGTAAGGTTAGTAATATTAACTTATCTCATCTCATGTGGTCTGGAAGTGATAATCCAGAGAGAAACTTATGTCAGTACTTGTTGAGAAATGACAAGAAGAAAGAGATAGATCACAAGGTAGATATAGTAGGATCTCTTGGTGGAACTGATATTGTGGTAGATAAGAACAGTGATACAATCTTAGGTAATAAGAAAATTAATAAACATCCTATCTTATCATCACTCTTAGGAATGTTTAATCATCTCAATAGGTATGAACCAAGGAGAGTATATAAGGAGGGCAGTATCATAGAGTATAACACAGATTCACTCTATGTCGCACTAAAAGATACTAGTGATCCACCAGTATCTAACAAGCCGAGATTAGCATTGAAACTTATCTGGGCACCCCTTAAGAGAGATAAAGATATTAACTATGACCCAACTAAGTGCTATGAAACTGGCAGTGAGGTTAGGTATGAGGGAAAGTCTTGGGTACTTACTAAGAACGCTCAAGTAGTAGTAGGTGGTCAGACATATACAAGCTTACTAAGACAGAAAACACCAAGTCCTCCTAGTATAGATGGAGGATGGATGGAGATAGTAAGTACAGTTTATAATCCAGCTTTTTCATACAGCATGCTCAGTAGGTGTAAGTATGATGGTTACTATTGGGTCTCACTAGTTGATAATAATATAGGAAACATACCAGGCATTAGTTGCGATAAGTGGATCTTAGAAGGTAGACTTAAGGATTACCACAAGAAGAAAATATCAGTGGTAGTGACTCCTGGCGATGGTGGTAAGATACTAGAACAGGATTTTGAAATACAGGATGGACAGAGAACATTAAGTATACCTGTTAAGTTGGGAAACTACTGCATCGACTATATTACCTTTGCGGACAGACACAACTACGAAAAAGAAGTAAGACTGTATGAAGGTGATAATAAGCTAGTCAATAATTTTATAGTCAACGGCTCTTCTAGTATGAGTGGTAGGTCTGGTCTATTGGATAATTATAGATTGAGCGGGTCTTATTTTGATGGGAACCTAGTAATAAATCTGGACTTAGAAAGCAGTGCAGGGTATCATGGAATAGGTAGTGAAGAGGAATGGAAAGCAATTCAATTTACTGCCCCTGATGGTTTTGAATTATTAAGTGCAGATACAAATACTCCTAGTGTGATGGAGGTATTAGAGTCTAGTAATTATCTTATCAATGTAGTACTGAAGAGGAATAGTGTAGTACCAGTTGTAAATCTTAAAATAAATGGTACAAAGCCAAGAAGTATGTATGATAATGATTTCTATACTAAATTCAGACATCCACTAGATACCACTATGTTTGATACGATTAGAAAGAATTATAAAAGTCTTGACCCTAGTGGATATTCATTTGGTCTTATGATGGTAGATGATAAGCCTGTTGGGTATGATGGAAACTTTATGGACTCCTCAGGAAATTCAACAGGTGAGAGTGCATTTGTAGTTGAGACGGGTAATAACTTCTCATTTAAACTACTAGTAGATCCGAATAAGTACGAATTTGGTAGTATTGTTTCTAACTACTACGATCCATATGAGTCAGAATCTAGTATCTTACCTAAGACCAGTGAATTTATTAAGAGAAGGTTAAGCACTGAGAAATTTAGTGACCTTGAGTTTACTAGCCTTTATGTAGATGACCTGGTTGAAAAGAATGCATTTCCTATCTACACAGTGGAGCTTAATTCTAGAGTCTATACGATAAATATTGCTAAGTTTGATGGATTTGAGGTAAGTAGTTATTCAGAGTCTACAAATTATGGAGGTTCTGTTAAGTTTACTATCGCATCAGAACAGCATAAGGTACCTAAGATTAAGATACTAAAGGATGATGATACTGACTTATTATCTGGTGGTACATTAAGTCCTACTCCTACACAGAATAGATTTTATATCCCAGACACAACAGTTCCGTATGTATCTCTTAATTCATATTTAATCAAGGGAGTGGTAGACGATAATAATAAACCAATACCGGGGAGTGATTATACGGGAACACCAGGTATTAGTAAGTATGGTTCCTTAGCGGAGAAGAACTTGACAGGTAAGCACGATATCATTATCAGTTTTGAACATCCAGCAGGTTCAGCTAGTATCTATGAAGGGAACTATAAGATTTTTATAGGATATGATAATAAATAATAAAAGTATTAAGGGAATCTACAGGTATAACTCTAACGTCGAGTTTGAACCTGGTGATTTTGTACTTGATAGTGAGGTACTCTACAAGGTACTACAGACAACTAAAGGAAACATACCACGTACTAGTCCCGATTATTTTGAAGTCTATGTAGGAAATAATTGTACAAGTCTAGAGGAGTATAAGAAAGGCGCAATGAAAAAAGATTGTGTCTTGTCTGCAGTATCTCTGGACAGTATTCTTTCTTCCTATATGTCTGGTTATAATGAACAAGGACTCATCAGTAACAGAATAACTAGTGATCTTAAGATAATTTCATCCAGCTTCGCCAGTACAGAGGATGTAAGTGCTTATACAAATCCACTCGATGCGATATTATGTAAGAGTGACTTGAATAATGCAATATTTAATGTTGATCCTAATAGTGAAGTAGAGAAAATCTTGCCACGTACCGATGGTGAGACTGGTATTAGGTATGTACTTAGACAATATACATACATAGATTCTGATAGTGCATCTAGCGGTGATCCAAGTATTACTAGAATTCAAGAGCTTACTAAAATATCCAACCTTGCAGTAACAACCTTGTATAGGTATGTAATTAGTAGTGATGGTAGTTTCTCAATATCTGGCAATGCTACTTGGATGTCTAATGGTGTTGATCCTAATATTCAGAAGGAGCTCAGTCAGGTAAGGGGTTATTATCTTAGCGAAATAGAGAAGTATAGAAAGCTTCAACTAGTAATGTCTAATAACTTCAGATTTAAGAGTCTAGATATTCCAAGTAATTCTAGTAGGATTGAAATACCATACGGAAAACTTAATAGCCTAGTAAAATCAGATAAGACCTTAGACGAAGTACCAACTACTTTCACTATTAGTACTGTTGATCTTCAGGGATTTCTTAGGGTTCATGATGTTACAGTGGAGCTTGGTACCTTGTTGAGAGCAAAGACAGCGGTTAGTTATAAAGTAGGTTGTTCTGATTCTGATATTGTACTAAGTGTTTCCTTCGATGACAAAAATAATAGTGTTATATTTTCATTGAGTAGTGGTAACAGTAAGGCAATATTCCAGTCTTGTTATTATCAGCAATTTGTTAAGGATATAGATAGTAATGTAATTCTTAGCAAGGGGGTAAATCAGGTTACATTGAGGCCTAGAGATTTCCCTGGCATTACTGGAATTCCGCCAATGATATACATACATAAGTCAATACAGATAGATACACTAACGGTTAAAGGAACAGAAAGTAGGAAAGATACTATCGTTGTCAATGTTAGTGATATTGCCGAAACTGTTGAGTCATCTGGTAACACCTACACAGTTAGTCTATCACCTAATTCTGACCTAGGTTGTGATCTATCGTTTTCTGATGGTTATGAGAGGCTTACAATAAGAGTGACGCCAAAGAGTAACGGTGCAGAATCAAACATTACAAAGATTACAGTACATGGCTAAGATTAAGAAAAAGCTCGACATAAGTAGTGAGGGTATTTCTGACGTATATGTGGCGGGAGATATTATTGTAGATAGTACCTCAAATGGATTACTCAGGTACGATAATTACAATAGTCCTTACCGCCCAATTACTACGTCAGAGTTATTCAATAAGCTAGGTAGTCGTGATTGGAATATTGCGGATAGGAAATATATAGACGGTGATAGGAAGCTTAGGAGGTCAGTAGCTAGTAGTGATGATAAGATGCTAGAAACTGGTTATTACATGGTAAGCCCAGGAAAAGAAATCACCGACAGTATAAAATCAGATCTAGAGAGTTATAAAGTCGAACACTCGGACATAATACAAATGTTCAAAAATATGAAAGAAAGTAAAACTGTGTACTTGTACAATTCATCTGAGCTGGTATTTGATATCTTAAATGATTCAGTAACAATGGACTTAGTAGGACCAGATCAGTATACAAGTACATTAAGTCTTGAGAATCTATTTAAGAAGGCCTCTGTTGGTGGTATCTCTGCTAAGGTTGACTTGAGTATTAAGTATTCAAAGGGCGATCAGATACATAGTCACAACATGGTATTTGAGGCATTTAAGTTCCCAGATACACCAGAAGAGATAGTAGGATATACAGGAAATAACTTCATTAAACCAATTAATAATGAGGTTAGCGTTGAGTATATTGATAACATACTTAGAGTTATTCCTGATGATTCTGAGATTGATGAATGTGTAATTAGTAATTGTACAGTAACGTATGGAAATTTATAATACTTATATGTTAGGTGCAGGTAAGTTGGTTGACTGTGAGTATGTACTTGTATATAACACAGAATCTTTCAGTAAGAGAGCTAATGATCTGTACGTAGACGGTATCAGTATTAGCAAGTCAAATTTCTTACCCCTACTTAGCAAGACACCTGACAAGCGAGGTATTCATGAAGCAGTTGAGAAGATACTAAAGATAAAGAATAACTCGGGTGAACTTGTATATAATGTATCAGAAGTAAATAGGTCAACAGATCCCAGTAGTAAGTATTATTCTGACTTCATAGTAAGTAACAGGAAGGATAATATTGTTGGCCCTGATGGTTTTAATGTAATTGTATATCTATGTAGTAATGGAGGATTCGAATTAGTCCCCATTGGATTTTCAACATTCTTAGAGCCACAAGGTAGTAGTGTGTTTACAGAGTCTGGCAAGTATATGATAAGGAAGAACTACTATGTTAGAAATCTTCATATCTATATTGGCTTTGACAACCAGCTCTTATTTGATACAGAAAAATTAAACCTCCTCGATAATTTAAGTAGTACTGCAAATCTAAGCAAGAGAGACTTAAGGGGAACTGAGAACTGGAACTATGCAAGTGTAAGTAGTGCGAAGGAGAAAGTAGGTCACGTAGAAAGGCCACTATATACTAACAGAATCTATAGTACCGTAAGTGGAAGAGGTCAGTATATTTTCTCCGACACTAACTCATTTATACTTGACAGAAACAATAAGGTAATCGAGAAGACTAAACTTTGCATTAATAAGAACCTGCATGTAGATAGATTCAATAACGCATTTGGTAATTATCAGCTCGGTTTCTATAAGGGTGATCCAGCATTGTATGTATGGAATATAGGAAATAACTACTCAATCTATTCACTCGCTAGAAAGAACTTAGTAGGAAATACGGTTATGTATACTAATCCAGTAAACACAGGGAGACTTATCCTTAATAGTAGTGTTTATAGACTTCCGAGCTATGATATCAACTATAAAAGTAAGATTGAGTTCTTTTCTGGAAACTTAGTACAAACTGCTCACACTAACAATGAAACTGGTGAGGTAGTGAGGAAAGTGTTTAATCTTGACTTGCAGGATAACCGGGATAATGACAATAATGCAGGGTGGATGAACTTTGGAGAAGATCTTGCACTTCTTGACCCATTAGATATCAGAAACCAAGTCAGAACTACGAAAAAGCTAATCTTTGCAACTAAGGAAGAGGCGGAGAAGTCAATTCCAGAACTAACAGATATCCACTTTGACTTAGGTAGGTATAGCAGTGAGTGCAGTATTAATGTAGAGGGAAAAAGAGGTGAGTGGTTTATAATAGGTCACCCAACAATAGATATAAAGATCCTAACTAATATGACCAAGACAGTACTAATTAGGTCTAGTGAGTTAGGTGGTGTAATGTTTATAAATAATCAAGTCTTAATTATAAAGAACCCAAATCCTGATAGACTGTGTGAAATCACTTATACACTATTCGACAGTGATGGAAAGTTTATGACATCTGGGGCTAGTGATTATCTAAGTACGTACTATAACAACTTAGATGCACTTAAGGAATATAAGGTACCTAGTAGGAGAAAGAGGTTGATGATAGACAATAGCATTAATTCAACTAACAGTATCTTAGACTTGCAGAGGAGTTTCTTAGCTTACTTTAGGCGAAATACTCTTCCTACTTCCTTGACGGACTTTGAGATAATTGGCGGTCTCTGTGGTCTGGTGTTCTATAGGCTTGGTAGTCTTGTAAATTATTTGTAGTATATGAAAATAAAATTTAGCGAGTCTTTCTTGAGTAGGCTTGGAACAGTGGGTATAACAATGAGCTTTAGTGAGTATAAAGTTTGTGCACTGTTGAAAAAAGACCTCCTACTTGATATAAATTCTCAGAGACAGGTAGTATCAGGTAAGTTTAATTATATCTGGGATGATGAGAGAAAAACTATGGACCTTACTTTCCCAGGTACTGAAGAGCTGAGAAAGGAGACAGGTAGTAATCCATTCGTTATCTACTTATTTGAAGATAGCTTGTATGAAGTAGTAGAGGGCCCTGCATTAGTATTGTACGGTGAAGATAGTTCAATGCTTAACTTAACAGGTAGTGGATTGAATCATATTACAGTCAAGTTTCCTCTCACCATGCTTGCTAATATTGTAAGTAGGGTAGAAGGTAAGAATCAGAAATACCTAGAGAGTAAGTCTAATGTGGTAGGTACTAATATATTTGTAGCTGACGGTAGAGAAGATGAGCTAGTTTCTAAGAATTCATATCTAAAATACGTCAGAAATAAAATAAGTACTAATAATATTCCTACCTACCTGAATAAAGATGGTAAGAAGATATTTAGTAGTAGTTATTATAAGAGATACAAGAAAATCAATATCTACTCAAGTAACTTAGTAGGTTATAAAGATAGTGATGGTACTCAGAACTATTACCTACCTAGCACCTCTGGAACTGTTACTTTAAGTGGTGAGTGTGTATATGACCTCTATGAAGTAAAGGAGGGAAAGTTTATACTACAGAGAGAGAATGTGAAAGGTGATCTGAGTAATGTAGTATTGAAAGGATTAGGAAGTATTGATCAAGAAAAATTCAAGATAGTCGATAACAGGACTATTGAGTATATTGGGGTTGAGGATTCATCTACTACTAGTTTTCAAGGGGAACTCTATTTTAAAGATGAGATGAAAGAGGGTCTACCTGTTCCACTAGTGTCAAACAAGATTAACCTATATCAGTACTCAACATGGGGTAAACCAAGTACCACTACTAACCTATTTGAGGGTGGAAAGCATGTATTTCTATTTGATAGTGAAGGTAATGCAGTAGGTACATCAAGAAGTGGTCTTACTAGGTATCATGAAATTGTAGTAAAGCTTAAGAAGAGAGTTGATCCGAAAAGTATTAAAATTATACCAAGTTCTCCACAGTGGGATGAATATTTCGGTACGATTATTACTAAGCTAGATGAAGAAGCTAAGAGTGGTGCACATCCTTATTCAATACAGATAAGAACTAAAGAAAAAAATACAAGCTCATCCTGGTATCCAATGTCAGGTGGTACTAGTACTTTAATTTCATGTACTATCAGTCTTGGCCCTAACAATAAGATACAGTTCTATTGTGTACAGGGACCATCACTACCTCTTGCCATCAGAGATCTCACTAGAACAAATAGCCTAGATAAGAACAGTAAGGGTAACTATGTAGGTCACTTAGATGGTATAATCGGAAAGAAGAAATCTGACTACTATGTAACATCTGAAAAATTAGTAGAGGGTTATAATACTTGGGTTTGTAGTTACAGTTTCTTTAATGAATCTGTTAACTTTGTAGATAGACAAAGTGGAAAGATCGAAAAAACTGTTGGTGAGCCTGGTAAGATATCAATTACTTCATACGACATGCCAAGTACAGAATCAGAGCTTGAAATAGGCAGTATTACTTTCAAGAGAGCTCCGACTAGTGGTGAGGTTGACAATACAAACTGGAGAGATGTTATGTATGCTAATGCTGGATCTTGTAAGCTTGATCTGGTTATGGCGAGAGATACTTCATCTAGTTCTTATTCTACACTTACTAGCTCAACTCAGTATTTCTTAAAGGAGAACGATAATAGTCTTAAGAGGCTCTATATGTTTGACTTTGAGGGGAAGACTTTTGAGAATACAGATAACCAAGATGTAGCAGAGCATTGGTTTGAGTTTCTAGTGGATGAATCAATACCATTGGGAAATATAATCCTAGAGAGTGGAAGGCTTGAAGAGTTTTTCAATATCAAAGTAGAGTCTCCAGTGGGGAGTACTAAGAAGGCTGGATGGTTTAGGTATAGGGTTATTATTACAGCAAAAGGTGTTAATAATTCTGACAGTAAATGGTTCCCTACTAATAGCTTAAACGAACCTGAAATAATAAAGGCGAAGATAGAATTAAAATCTGCCATTAAGGATCATAAGATAGTCGAGGAATTTTATTGCATACAGGGATTTGAGATAGACCGGATTAATGTATATGTAGAAAATAAGAAGCCAGAGTGGATAGAACTAACTGGAACTCATGGCGCAACCTCTGCAAGTAATAGTGGTCTTGACTTTGAATTCGAATCACAAGAAAAATTTGATGAGTATACTAGTAATGATAGTAACTTAGTAAAACATTCTGTTGGTGATATAATAACACTTGGTAAAATTAAGTCAGGTATTAGAAGAGTTGAGAAATTCAAGATGCTGGTTAATACTTACAAGCCATACGACAGTGAAAATGACTATATTGATTTCAGAAGTGAGGGTGAATCTGCAGTAATTGCACTATCTAAACCAATCGACAACTATACACACTGGAAAGAAGTAGGTATAAGAAGTGACAATAAGCTTCAGGTAGTGTCTAGTAATCCAGATAACTTATTGAATCCTGAATTTCTTGACCTAGGTGATGGAAAGTTTGTAGTATCTAATTCTAATAAAGACTTGTCGACTGCTCAGTATAAGATTGAATTGAAGAACAAAGCTAACCCTGTAAAGACGCATGACATTATAAATATTTTTACAGTAGATAGGGTAAGCGATAATACAATAAAGGTAGAGGACTTGCTATCAGACTGGAAATACTTGATGATGAAGAATAATGGTGTGTCAACTGCTAATATAAGAACAAGAGTAAAGTCAGAAAGTTCGGAAGATAATATCATAGTTAGGACAGATGATAATAAGTTGTGGAATGGTATTAACTTACTTCCCCTAGACTATATTGGTATCTATAGAATATTTGTTAGTTGTACAGAGGAGTTTGTCGTTACACTAAGTGGGAATGATAGCTTACACTTTATCGATGATACTAATAAGGTCTTGAAAAATACATTGAGTGTTGAGTTTGATAGAACTGCACCTGGTCAATATGTTCCAGTCTACTTAGTGTTTGAGGGAGGTGAGAAGAATTCATTTAGAACACCATACCAGAACTTGAAGACTGAGATCAACATATCCTACAAGAGTGATCCAACCATTAGTAAAACTGTCCAGCTTAGGAGGTATTATATAGATAGTATTCCTAGTGAAGACGGTAAGGACTTAGGTAGCCTTACAAGTACAGGTGAAACACTCAAGTCTAATATAGAATTGTTTGGTGATGGTACTATTAGTAGTGCACTGATAAAGAGTGGATCAGGGAAGGATATTTTCTGTACCTATAACATCGAAGAAAAGGAGTATAGTTTCAACTTTGCGTATAAGTCTAGTATTGAAACAAAACTAAGTACATCAGTTAGTAGTAAGTCTGTTAGGGATACGATAGTTGACTTATCAGGTTTTGTTGGTAATAAGGTAAAGGTTGGTGGCAAGTATGATGGTAGTAATAAAGGTTATCGTTATACTAAGGAAAGCGTTGTGTATGAAGAGTACCCAAGCAAGATCAATCAGTCTTATCCAATACCAGTCATAGATACTGTTAAGCTTGAACAGGTAGGCACTGGAAAGAAGGTTGAGTATAATGTGTATAATAGGTTAATAGTACCTAGAGTGTCTATATCAAATATATACTCACAGCCAAGGTATAATAATAAGATCTATGTTACACCACCAACTCAAAACCATCGTTACGTACTACCAGATCAGAAGTTACTAGTTGATATTTCAGTACCTGGTCAGAGCTTTAAAGTTAGAGTATTAAGAGGTGTGGTGGGTTTTAAGTTGCCTGAAGATAATAAGGTCTACTTAAATAGGTATGACAAGGGACCTATTGAAATTCAGTATAAGGCACCAGACACTTACCAACTGACTTCTCGAGATGATGAGCACTATATAGGTACACTTGAGATAGAATCATATATCGACAAGGATAATTTTATCTTAGATGGCAATAGAAACATAAGGATAGGCGAAAAGTCTTATCCACAGGAGGTCGTCAATCTTATAGCAGGAACGACGAAAGAAGTATTTGATTTATATATAGGTTTTGGGCGCAATGTTGGATCAGAGAGCAGTAGAGATTATCATACGTTTAGCCAAGAGTTTAGTGGCATTATTCCGGCGAGTGGTGGTAAGAAAACAATAGAACTAAATCCATTGTTTAAAAATACTATCATCACACAGGCACATGATAAATCTCCTTATGATGGAAAAAACATATTAAATCAAATTACAGTAGAGAGTTTATTTGGTAAGAAATTTTTGAAGGTAGATTTTGCAAGTAGGGCTAGTAGAGTTGGTTATAATAGTGGAATTGAATTAGAACCATCAAGTAGTAGTATTGAGAACTTCTGCAATTCGACCAATCTCCCAAAAATCTTAGACTTGTCAAAAGATAGAGTGCCTGATAACTTCTCCATTAGGTTTGAACCTGAGGGGAAAGAAACCGGTCAGATAGTTTATGACACAGCTCAACAAAATCCATCATTCCTACAAGAACCTTACACTCATGGTATTATTGTTTCTTATATCCCAACTAAGGAAGATGGAACTTATACAATGGATAACACAAAGTCTAGATTATTTGTAGGCTCCGAAGAAAGTAATATCTTGACGGTTAAGATAAAGAGTGATGTCGAGACCATTACTAAGAGTTTGTTTGATAATATGGGCGACTACAGTAGATACCTACTTTCAATACTGACTGCCATATATCCTATCTATGTTGCCTCTGCTGAATTACCGACAAGTACTGGTACACAGTTTGGAACACAGAGTAGTAATACCTTGATTATCGAAAAGATACAATCAAGTAATGACTACCCATTATATCCTATTACTAACAGGTCAAGAGATGTAATTGGTCAGAATATCTTTAACTATTACTTCTGTACTTTGTTTGCTGGTAAGAAGGAAGATATAAAGACGATCGATTCTTTTAGGATTAGCGATGGTAAGGGTAATCAGGTTACTATTATTTTCGATGTAGATGTGAAATTGACTAAATAGTAGTTGAGAGCACGTAGAAGTCTTATATATGACTAGAACATTGGGAAGTTTAGAGGTATAAGTGATTTACAACTAAGCTTCCCCTGTTCTTCTTTAAATACAATCAGAACTAAAAATGAACAAAGACTATAGAATTAAAGTCTCCAGTAGTAAGTATATCGAAGAGTCTAGAGCAGTGGCAGTAATTAGACTTAACGAGAGGGGATTTTTGAAAGGCGAGGTAGTAATGCTAAACTACAAGAAGGACCCAGATAAGAAAACAGATATCGGGACTTTAGTAGCTATTGGTATTAAAGATGGAACTGGCGAGGATTGCTATAGAATAATTAGTGCAGGTGGATCTGTAGTAGTTAGAAAAGTAGTAGAATCACTCGCAGACGTTTCATCACTAGTTCATAATGAGTTATATATTTACAAAGACCCTGATAATAAGTGGTACTATGTCTACAAGCCAGAGAATGAGGCTAACAGACGGATTGAACTTATTACTGGCGGTCCTTTTATTTTCATCGACCTAGAGACTGGATATCGTTGGTTCTATAGGGATGGAAAGTGCAAGAGAGAGGATGAATTCTTCTCAACAGATAGTGTACAGACATTACTTGGTGATATCTTATCTAGGAATGATAGGCTTGAGATTACTAGTGATAGTGGTTTCTTGTTTAAAGTTGGTGATGTAAAAGATGTAAACTTAAGCATTAGAACATTAGATCATGCTGGAAACGATATAAGTAGTAAGTGCAGCTATTCTATAGATGGACAAGAGATTACATTAAGTGGTGGAAAGTATAGGCTACAGAATCTAACTACCGACAAGGATATTGAGATAATAAGTAAGGTAGAATTAGCAGAGGGAGTTTTTCAGCACATAAGAGAAAAAGTAAGTATTCGTTTTGGCTATATTTTCTATTATGGAAGAGTTACACCTGATTGGACACCTAGCGTAGAGAATATTAAGGAACTAGAGAAGAAAAAACTAAATAATCGTAGAAGCTTAGAATGGGTTGACATTGATATAAAGGAACTATCTAAGACTGTTTATTGTTATCCTAAGAAGTATGGTTTCTTGGATCACATCTACGATTATCATGGCATCGATTACTTAAAGGACTATATAATCTATGACAACCATTACGTAATTGATGGTGAAGAGTATTTTGTATACCTAAAGAAAGAACCAATTAAGATATATGACTTCAGACAGAACTATGTATTTGGTGATTTTGACGGTATTGTTATTAATGGTGTAGGGGACGATCACTTAAACGACCTCTTAAACCATAATATCGAGGAGCAATTAAAAGACAAGCTGCTCGACTTTAAAACTAGTGGTATTGTTTATCTTGATGGAATGTTTGATGAAATTCCGACATCTGGTATGAAACAGGGAGGAATCTATTATATCAAGTCTATCAAGAAATTATATGTGGCAGATTCAGATACTAGCGGTGTTGTTAAGAATATGACGGAGAAATCTATGTATGTTAAGCTGCCTGAATATTCAACACTATTCTGGAATGGAACAGACTTGATAGACCTGGGAAAATTAAGGGTTGTCAAGATAAATGATATTAGAGAAATTTTTTAAGATATGTCAGAATTAAGAGGAACAAACATATCAGCCCCTATTGTACCTTTTACAGACCTTGATAAATACCCAACACATCAAGCAATATATGGAAAGGGTGGTCATAAAGAGGTAGACACATTAGCTGACCTGGGCAATATACCTGCATTTCGACTAACAATTGGTTCAGTTTGTTATGTAAGGGAGACAGGTACTACTTATAGGTGTGTCAAGTTTAAGCACGTAGATGGTACATTGTTTGAGAATGAAGCAGAAGTTGTTGAATCAGATCTTGGCAGTTGGGAAGAGATATCATCAGAGGACATAGTAGTTTCTGATAATGAGCCGGCAGTTAGAGATCAGAATAAGATTTGGTTTGATACAGGTAGCCATGTTAGTAGGGATATTGACGCAAGTTCAGAGGAGATAGCAAGCCTTAATAAGTCAGTTGCTAGTCTCCAGAAACAAGTAGAGAGTCTATTGAGTATCTTAAATTACGGTGTAGTAGCTGGTGATTCAAGCAATTCCTGGAGACATAAGATGATTGGTACAACAGGTCTTATCAATCCTGGAACCGGTGAGGCAGAGGGAGATACTATCAGGCCTACGACAGATGCGCTGAAACATACAGTACCTAATATTAGTATTAAGGTAGATACTGCTCAGAATTTTAAGACTAACTACCAGAACTTAATAGATGGTGAGCTCATTTGGATAACAGACCAAGGAAAGGATAAAGAGGGTAGCTTATTTATCTACATAGGGGGTAAATTTAAACAGGTTTCTACAACTGGTGGATCAGGAGTAGTTACAAATCCTACTGAAAATAATAATATGTCAGCAGAAGAATTAAGAAAATTAATAGAGGGTGGAATCGATTTTAACTCCCTTGATTTTGTAGACCTAGCAAGCAATAAATATAGTGCCAGGGTAAATGAGAATGGCAACTTAATTATATATAGGAACGATAGACTTGACTTAGGCCAGCCAGATAGTGATAGTAAGGGTGGAAACTATGTTAGTCACTTCCTAAATATCAGCTCTGTGTTTTGCGGAGGTGATAATGATGAGCATAGTTTTATATCTTGCTCACATAATTTCGTAGAGCTAAGTAATTCATCTACATCCGATATTAACTTAAACGGACTCTACCTTCTATATAGACCTGGTAGTACATCTAACTGGGAGTGGTTACCACTAGTAGGTACTATTAAGGCAGGGAGTACTTTCTTAGTAAGGGGTGCACAATGCTCTAATGTAACTAACACTACTATCATCAATGTAGATTCATACGATCTTCAGTGGTATAAGGGAAATACTGAGACTGGTAAGATTAATCCAGCTCGTGAATTAATTAAGTTTGATCAGACAGGTAGTACTTTTTATTTGTGCTGGGGTAGTGTAGATGCTGGGGGAACAATTCAGATCTATAAGTCAGATAAGGCACTTCATCCAGTATCAGACCTATCAGATTTCTTAACCCCATATAGCAGTGATGTAATACCTGGCTATGTTGATTCTGTTGGTATTAGAACAGGTGCAGGTGAAGGTGGTCAGAGTGTAGATATTGCCCCTACTAGTAAGATGGACAATTGCTTATTCTTTAGGTGGTACTACTTAGATCCTTCCACGCAGGCATATAAGGCGTATAGTGCTAGAAATAGTAAGGCGCTTTGGACATACATCGACTTAACTGTACATGATGATAAAACTAATGTGCTTAAGTCATATTTCAAGGAGAGTGATAAGGTTAGATTCACGCCTAGGTCTTCTGCGTATGGTAAGAACTTATTTACTACCAACACTACATTTGACCCAAGCAAGCCTAATTATGTAAACTTAACATTTGGTAGACAAGCAACACATAATGAAGCAGGGAGAAAGAAAGCTAGTAGATGTCTTAACTGGATATCTGTTGGTTATTATGATGAATTTGTTGAGTATAAGAAAACAAGTAGTGCAGGTTGGACGAAATTAAATTCTATCACTGAGAATAGCATTAAGACAGGTGGTGATTATGCTGGGGACTCTAATGTTAAGAAATTTATCAATCAGTATAAGAGGATTAGATGGATTGCAACAAGTGGGGTGGCAGTTACAACACATAAGGTAATCATCAGAGACTTAGAGGCAGGTACTTATCAATACAGAGTAAGACGTGAAGGTGATGAGTCTTATACTAGTGATATTCTTACATTTACAGTTTACGCAGATAGTGTGATCAATGCAAGAGGTTATTCATTTATTCAAGTAACCGACCAGCAAGGATTTAACTATATGGAGTACATCGCTTGGAAGAAGTCAGCTAGTTTTATTGCCGCTGAGGAGAATGAGTCACTGTTTACTATCAATACAGGTGACATTACTCAGAGTGGTAACCGTGAAAATGAGTGGCTTGATTACTATGAGGGTAGAGAAGCGCTCAGAGGTAAGGAAGAAATGTTCACAATTGGTAATAATGACTTATGTGGTAAGAATGAATATGAGCTTGGTAATGGTATTCCTAGTTCTTATAAAATCAATCATACCAACGTTGTCTACTATTATACATTTGAACTAGATGAGAATAACCCAGCTATCTTTAAGTACAGAAATGGTGCAAGACTGTTTAACAAGAATAACACCACTAAGTATATAACAGGGCTAATCGAAGATGGTCAAGTAGGTGGTAATGCGTATGGTTTCGAATACTATATGCCATCTCTCTATTCATTCAATTTCGGAGATTATCACTTTGTTTCTATCAATTCAGAGTTTAGATCAAATACAGTAACAGTTTATACATCTCTTACACAGGACATAGGCAAGGAGTTCTTATCTCAGTGTCTTGGTCAACTAGAGGATTGGTTTAGAAAGGATTTGTTACTGTGGAAGGGAACAAACTTAGCAACAATTGAGGCCGATACTAATAAACAACTTCAGCCATCAGATTGTTATAAGACCATTGTATTTACCCATGAAATGCCATTTACTATCGTTACTGTTGATAAGTATAAGAGTAAGACAGATAGAGGTGGTTCAAAGTTAAATGGTGTATCTTCTAATGGTGGTAGCTTTAGATGGTCAAGATTATTTAAGAAGTATGGTATCCGACTTGTTATGGGTGGACACAAACATACTTATTCAATGTCAAGGCCTATTTATGATGCACCAGAGAATTATATCGTTGGTAATAGAGCTGCTAGTGGTGTTGACTTGATGAGTGGTAATGTAGAAGGTGAGACAAGTAGTAAGCCTGTTGTTCAAGTTACCTCTCTCCCAAGCGATGCAGCTACTAATACTAACCTGAGATATGAACTAGTAGGAAAAATAAATGCGCCTGTATATGTAATGTCACAGGCAACAGGTTATAAACTAGTAAGTAATCAGGAAATACCTAGTAGCACAAAAATCGCTTGGCTTCAGAAGTATTATCCAGGCAAAGAAGGAACTGGTAGAGATAAGGAAGGCATTGCACAACACTTCCCTACCTATGTTAAGTATAAATTGACTGCAACTGGTATCGAGGTTGAGTCAATTCAGATAACCGGTATTTGGGACGTAGACTTAACAGCAAATACAACTACCTATCTTTGGAATAACTGGAATGATGCAACTAGGGTAGAAGATATCAAGTCACTGGGTAAACAGTCAATAGATCTCGGTGAAGGTATCGGGACTAAATATAATATTGTATTTTAATGGGAACTATTAAGAAATATAATCGAGGCAAGAGTAAGTGGGAATCTTTTGCATCTTCCCAAGCTGATCAGATCTTAACAAGTAGTGAAAAACTTAGAGAGATCGTTAAGTCAGAAGGTGAAGAGGCTGCGGAGGTGACTGACGTAGAAAATGTCCTCGAGCATATAACTGATGACATCAAAACTTTGAAGGGTAACGTCGCTTGGCTTGCCCTTCACGGTGGCGGTGGTTCAGGTAATGGTGGTAATGGAGGTGGTACTGGTGTGGATACTAGTACTGCCAAGATTATGGTTAATTCCAAGTCACAGGAGCAGGCTAGTTCAGATCCTATTATTCTCAACAGCGATGAAGGTCTTAGCATCAAAGTAATCAGTGGTACCAAGAACTGGGACATTGAGGCAACTTCTAATATCTATACGCTCAAGAGAGTGAGTGGTTCTAACGGTATGAATATCGACAGGAGTATACTGAAGAATAACAATATCGTTACTACCTTTCCATTGCTTGTAACTGCTAATAACCCTTCTACATTTACAACTATATCTTGGAGTAGCACTATATATTTCTCAAATGTTAACTTGTCTGCTAAGAAGGAACAGAAGATAACAATAGAAGATCTCAAGAAGGGTAATAGAGATTCTGAAATGTCTTTTGAATACTCATCAGGTGTAGCAGGTGATTATAGACTTGAGATAGATGTAGTAAGAGCTAGTGGTACGAAAGATAAGTATTCATTTGATGTAATTGTTGATGAAATAGATCACAAGTATACATATAATGTTCAACTAGGTAAGGGTGGACTTGGTTTTTCAGACAATGATATCACATTAGGTAATAATACTAATGAAATTAAGGCAAGATTAGTTAGTAAGAAGATAAGCACCCTAAGTAGTTTACAGACCAGGACAATCTTGGTAGTGACAAGTAATAATATGACAATCTCATCAATCTTACCAACAAGGTTAGAGGACGCAGTATTGATTAACAAGGACAAGTCACTTAATGTACCTTTCACTGTCTACTACTCAAATACATCAGAATCTTATCATTACTCTATCAAAGTATCAGGTAATGGTGGTAGTGTTAGTAAGACGCCTAGTGAAGTATTCTCATTTAATGAACTTAATAATGATAATTTCTTATCTGTTAGTTCTTTTAGTGAAGGTACAAAACTAGAGATTAGGGTTGAAATTTGGACTGACATACACACAGAGCATATTGGGGCAACCTATTATGCAGAGGTGGGAAGACCAAACTTTACTCAGCTAGATACACCAAAGACAGGAGCACTTGTAACGGATATCATTGCATTTGGTAAGTCAAGAGATAATTCTAGTATTACCTCAACTTGTAATGGTTATGTATATAATGGCACAAAGGTAAGTGTAGAACAGTCAGCAGAGTTTGTTGATACAAATAGTTACAGTGGTGTAGTTATATCAGATACAAAACCAAGCCATATCCGTCTTCAAAACAGAGCTTACTGTAAGGTAGGTGGATGGAATTATAGCAACTTCACAGACGGTAAGTTCTATGATTTTATTAAGTCAGGGAATGAATTTACTATTAACTTATGCTATAAAGCAGATTACCACCCAGACGATGATAGAGCTGTATTTCAACTAGGTAAGGTTGCACAAGATGGTACATTACTGTCTGGTATCTTGCTAAGGGTACATGATCTTGAAATTAAGTCTGGCGGTACATCTAGTTCTTCACACACTATTAACTTACAGGATGATGAAATCGTAGATCTTGTTATTTCATACAAGGGGGGACGAGTACTGATCTATGTAAATGGTGTTATTGAAAGTGCTGCTGTTATCTCTGACTTTGTAGGTGATTGGGCAAAAGAGAGTATCTTACTTGGATGTTCTAAGAAGGGTTCAGATTATAGCTCCTTCGCAGATATTAATGTCTATAGGTTAATGATGTATACTACTGCATTAACTGATTATGATATCTTGTTCAACTACCTAAACAATATGTCCCTTTCTCATTATGTAATTGATGCAGATGGTAAGGGAACACCAGATAACAGATACATTGAGGAAGGTCTAGCAAGAAACTTCATTAAATACAACTTGGATACAAACAAACCAGGTGAATCTTGGTTGTGGGATAATTCAGGTGTTGGATCTTATAATGTATCTAACTTTATTGCAGCTGGTAGTCTTAAGCCTGCCGGAGAGTTAAGTAATTATTCTATCCCTATTCCTATCGTATTTTTAGATGTTAGTAGTGAGAATAGCTGGACCTGGGATAACTTTACTAGCCCTAAGAGAAAGGATAGTAATTCTCTTCCTAGTGTCTCTGCAAAAATTCAGTACTACGATGGAAAGAGTGGTATCATGTGTGGAGGTGATAGGGATAAACCAATGACAGCAACAGTATCAATACAAGGTACTTCAACATTGGCAGATAATATCAAGAACCTCAATATACAGTTCGATGAAGGCACTGTATTTATTCCTAAAGAGTCTTGGTTACCAGAGCAGAAATATACATTGAAGGCTGATATTGTAGATTCAAGTCATTCAATTAATGCAGCAGTTGGTAAGTTTGTAAATGAGGAACTTGGATACGATGACACTACAAAGGCATCAAAGTATCTACCGTTTAATGAAAATGTACTTAAGGCATTTAATGACTCTTGGTATAAGAATCAATTTAAGAAGGCAACACTTAAGCATGCGGTTGAGGGTTTCCCAGTATTTGTAATCTTAAGAACAAATGATAAGAATACAGGTACTAGTATTCACTCACTTGGTATCTATCAGTTTATCTTAGGTCGTGATGCGCATAGAAATCTCGGCTATAAGGTAATTAACTCTATCAAAAAGACAAAAAATGGTTCAACAGTTTTAATTGATAAGCTTGAAGTAGGTAGTACTTTCCCATTCTTTGAGACAGGTTGTACTTATAATGAGACAAGAATTGGTGGTTACTGGATTGAGGCTAAGGATAATTTTGGTTTCGGTGGTACTAGATCAGATGGTACGAATGCAGTAGAAGGTGGTGCACAACTTGATTACATTGATGGAAGTGAACAATACTTAAGAGATAAACTGTATGGTGCATTGTTCTGGCAGAATGACCCTAATTTCAATGATATTAACTTGGAATTGAATATTAAGGAGCCATATGAAGGACAGCCAGAGGATCAAGTTGCAACAAAACCGAGTGAAGTACAAAGATTTAATAAGCTAGCGGAGGAAATTATTAAACTAGATGCAGTCAAGAAAAGATATAGTAATGATGCAGCTAATATCAACAAGGATTTCTTCGCTGACTCTTATGATAAGTACGAATATATACAAGCAGTAGTACCAGGCTCAACTAGTAAATCTTATGTATGGAGAAAGGTAGAAGGTCAAGAGAATAGGTTTGCACAGAATGATGATGATATTGACATTACTAATTACCTGAACTTAGATTCTGCGTATAAGTATTTCAGTATTGCTAACTTATTTGGCTTGCTTGATAACTTCCAGAAAAACATGCCTCTTAAGTGGTTTGGTAGGTATAATGAAGTAAACAAGAGTGACCCAAATAATCAGGCTGTCTTAGGTATTTATGACTGTGATACTGGACTTGGTGGAAACAATCAGGCGGCTATTGCAGTGTCAGAGGATTTGTGGTTCTCCCCTTTATCTAATGGTGGGGACGGCTATGGTGTAACGGATAAAATAGACGGTCAAAATAGCGTCGTCTTAGGTTTTGCGAATAAACTTTGGATGTCATTATTTGGTAAGAAAGCAATTCATCAAGCACCAGGTGCAGGACAGAGTTATACGAAGTCAATTTATTCTGATGCATGGTGTAAACTTCGCAATCTTCTCGACGCAAAGATGAAGACCGTGATTAATCCGAATACTAGAAAGCAGTATACAAGTCTAGCAGATTACTTCATTGATCAGTATTTCATTCCTCAGACAGAAGGTTGTGGTGAGTTATTGTTTAATCTTACATACAACGCTAAGTACTTACAGGATTATAGGAATGAGAGCGGTACACCTATTAATCAGTTGAACAAATTGAATGGTAGAAGAATTATTCAGGCTCGTAAGTGGTTAAAGAAGCATATTGTATTCCTTGATAGTGTATTTGAATGGCTTAAGATGGAAAATAGTACAAATGCAGAGACTACTAATTTGGCATCTGATTTTTATGGTATTTCAACGGTGAAGATTAATTCAAGTAATGCAGTAAAGTCTATGCCAATTAAGGTAGAAGCGCCTGTCATTATGTCATCAAACGTAGCAGGTAGCAAGACAATCTCATCTTTCTGTAGGCCTGAAAAGTATGGTGACTCTTATGTATATTTCGGTGATGGTACTAGTGGAACAGATAACGCTAAGGTACATACACTCGATTTTTCAAATACTATCTTGTCAATTGGTAATGGAAGTACCTCACTAACTACTGCAAATGTTGGTGGTATAACAGGTAGTCTTATGAAATATACTAACTTAAACTTGAGTGGTGCACAGGGATTTAATCAAGATAATCCAATTAACTTAGGTCAGTTGTTTGCAGATAATGTAGATGTTGCTGAGCTTAGGGAAATTAACTTGTCAAATACTAACTTCTTGAGCACCTTAGCAACAAAGAACTTTAATCTCAACTTTAATATCTTAGATAGTAACTCTAATACTACTAATGAGACTAAGTTCCAGAAGCTACAGAAGATTGATATTAGTAATAGTTGTGTAACCTCTGTATCACTGCCTAATGTATCACTAAGTTCATTAAAGGTAATGAGGTCTAGAATTAACAATCTTACCCTAAATACTCAGAACTTCTTAAATACAATTGACTTAACTGGATGTAGAGATCTGACAGTAGTATCAATAAAGAACTGTAGTAACTTTGAGACACTGAAGCTCGATAGTACACAACCAAGTCTTAGGTCTGTTGATATCGTAAACTGTCCAAAGTTCACAAGGTTTGAGTGTGTTGATAATAATAGAGTAAGAGAGATTACACTGTCACTGGAAAATCTAGAAACTGTTACTATAACTGGATGTAGAAACTTAAGAGTCCTGAATCTGGCTGGTAGTAAGAAGATAAAGAACTTAGATCTTCATGACTGTATTAATCTTGAGTATATCATCTTTAGTGGTAGACCTGATGAGGCAAGCTATTCAACCGAGAACTTAGATCTTCCTGAAAAAGAGGCACCTAATTGGGGAGATTATGATGATAGTGGATTTCCAGGTGCTAAGTATGATGACCCAAGTGAAGGTGGCCCAGGTGTAGCGGGACTTTACTTAGATAAGAATTCATTTGTATTTGATGCAGATAGTTCTAGTAATTATCATGATAGTATCTTAAAAAGTCCAGTTAACATGCTCCCATCTGATTATGATACTATAAATATTTGGGGTGCACATAAAGATGATAAGTTCCCAGACCTAGTTAATCTCAATCTTAGAAATACTGGGGTTAGGTTTGTAGTGTATGGTACTTCATTTAACAAGAACTACTTAGATCTTAGTCGTTTCACCAACCCTAATTTAGAGGTTGACTTGAGACAGATGAAGAACTTAAGTGAGGTTAAGTTTGCAAATGATGAAGAGAATCCAGTAAAACTAAGCTTAAACTTTGATGGTTGTTTAAACCTTTCTAGAGTATATGGTCACGTAGTAGTCAAGACAAATCAAATGTTCAATAGCTGTAAGCTTTTTACAGTTCATGGAAACGACCTGTCTAGAAATACATACGGTACTGTATCGGAGAGCAATAGAACTAAGTTGCCATATGAGGTAGATAGATCTAATCTTACTAAGCTAAGTGATCCTGATTTTTCAAACTACTCATTGAGGTTCCAGGAAGAGACGGCTCAGACTCCACTAGTAACTAATATGGACTTTAATGCATCTGATATATCTGATAGCTTTAGGTCTACTGCCATCACTACGTTTGATGTTTACTATGTACTTACTGCACTCGGTTATTCAGGGAGACCAAGGAGACTAGGTGTTGGAGAGCAGGTTGTTAATATTACAAAGATTGATAACTTATTTAGTGATTGTAGTAGGAATGATCTATTTTCTTGGGTTAACCCTCCAAACAGATATATGTTTAGTTGGGCAAGGAATGTGGTAAGTGCTCGATTTACTTTCTCATTTTCAGGTACAGAGGGCATTCCATTTAAACTTCTCTCACCTTATGTAGTAAATGGTGAGATACTGAAGGATAATGGTTTGTTTAGCCCATTGACAGATCTGAAGAATATGGAAGGTATGTGGGCGAATACTCCTATAGTAGTGGATAGGTACTTGTTTAGGAGAAAAACTGGTAACTATAAGATTCAGAACATTAACCATTTCTTCCCTGATGTAATCCTAAACAAGCTTGATGAGACAACTGAGGCGGCTATTGTTAGTAAGGGTGTTGTAGAAACTATTAAGGATCAGAAGAATAAGTTCCCAAGTAAGTCTGTAGTTGATATAGCAAATGAGCTTTATGGTAACTTAACTGACTTCTTCAAGAACTTACCTAATGTTTATTCATCCTCTTACTTAGATAGTAAAGGCTCAACTGTTTATGCTGGTAGTGGATGTATCTTCCATTCTGGTAATTCTTATATCAACTTCGACACTCTCAGAATTCCAGAGGGACTTACATACTTAGTCAGTAGTTTTAACTGTGCATATGGTTCTGGTACTATAAACCCAAGAACATTATTTGCCAGTCCATCTAGCGTAACTGGTATTAAGAAGTCATTTATAGTTGGTAATAGCCTAGACGTTGCAGGAGAAGGGGTCAAGGTTAAACTACCAATTAGTCAGGATACTTTTAGTGGTTTCTCTAACTTAGTGAGTCTTGGTTATAACACTACACAAGAGTACTACATACCTAGCAATGGTAAGTTGTTCTTTATTGACTATAAGGGTAAAGAGATAATAGGTTCTTACTTAACTTCTTTCTGTGGGGCTGGTTATAATAAATATATAGTAGGTGATAAGTTCCCATACGGAATTGTTAGTAGTTGTCCTAATCTTAAGATGTTTGCAGGTTTCTTCTCTGATGTAGAGGCACCTAATTTCTTAGATGATTATATTCCAGAACTACCAGGTAAAAATATGTTTGCTGGTAATAAGCTACTTGAAAATGTAGTAGGTTTATTCTATAATGCTAAGTTTAAGTACAAGCTGAAGGGTGAGTGCTTTGAACAGAATACAAACTTAAAGGATGTATCTTACTTGTTCGGTGCTAATCCTGATAGAGTAAACTACCTAACACAGACTAGCGTTCCAAACAAGCTACTATATCACGGCAAAACTATTGTATCTAAGAACTTGAGAGGACTTAGTAGTGATGCAAGTATTAGTTCTTCTTATCTGGATGATTCTAGCACAAGATATAGAATTGCACTGTATGGAGACTTACCTAGATCACTGACCGGAAAGTTTGTAGATAGTAATGCAATTAGTATTGGTAGTAAGAAGTGGATAAATGTAGCTAGTCAATTCAGTAATCAACCAAGAAAGTCTGAATCTAATTCTATTAACTTAGAAATTAGTAGAAAGGGTGAGGCTTATCAGGGTATTAGGGATATACAAGAGACTAAGTTCTATATTTTCGACACTGCAACTAAGTCACTAAAAGATGTAACTAGCAACTATACTGACGTTGATAGTAGGAGCATTAGAGTTTACATCGAATTACCAACAGGAGAAGATGTTAGTGGTGATGAACTAATAACGGATCTCAAGGTATGGCAATCTAATGTAGTATATGCAGTAAGAAGCTTATCTGGTGAGTTTAGTTTCTATAGATCTAGTGAATTATCTGAAGGTAGTAAGGTGGATCCAGTGAGAGATGGTTATGTTAAGGAAGTGTCTATTTCATATGACTTAGTAAATAAGAACATAGAACACGCAGACTACCTATTTAGACATGCGAATCTAGAGGCATATGAATCACCTACTGTCAGAGAGAATAATCAAGACTATATGCCATTTAGCTGGTATTTTGATAATGACAATAACCTAGTACCAATTACCAGGAACGATAAAAAGTATACTGAGATTTGGACATTTGATGGAGATTGGTCAAAGTCAGAAGCAAAGTCTAGAGGTACGGCAAGTGTTGAGAATCTTGATGACAATAACACTCAGACACCAGGATTACTCTACTCTTATACACTAGCTACTGGAGTTAAACAGAAGTTTGGCAATGAGAATGGTCCTGAGGTTTCTGGTACTGTTAATTATTGTTGCTCGCCTGACTTGTTAAGATACTGTAACCCTAACTGTTCTGTATCTTACCTGTTTGCTGATTGTGGTAGACAGGAGAATAACGATAAGTATGATGGCGGTGATAGTGTTGCAACTTACTCTAGATATGGACTAAGAGGACGTATTCCGCCATACCTATTGAAACCATTAGAGAAGGGTACTAGTGTAAACTTAAGTGGTATGTTTAGGAATTGTAAGCTCTTATCTTACTATACAGTTGAGGGAGGAACTTCATACGTAGTACCTCTTAACCTCTTCAAGTACTGTCCTAATGTATCTAGCTTGCATGAGACCTTTAGTGGTATTGTACTTCCGTTAGGTGGAACTATTGATAATATATTCGATAAGATAAATAATTCAACCTTGAGTGATGTATCTTACGTATTTTATCGCCCAGTGTTCCATGGTAGCACTGAAAGTAAGTTCCAAGTTAGTAATACTTTTGCTAAATTCACAAACCTTTCTAATATAGGTAGTGCATTTAGGGCTTGTAAGGAGTTTACCGGTGATAGGGGAACTGAATTACCATTCCAGTACGTTAGCTATAGTAATATATTTAACAGTAAGTATAGGGATGTATCAGTAGGAGATGGCGAAGAGTTTAACCACGTATTTGCAGGTTATGGTTATGGTCTTAGTAACAATGAACACTACTACGTAAGTCATGAAAATCCTCATACCTTACCAGATGCACAGAACTACTTATTGAGAGATGTACGTTAATTAAATATCATATCTTGCTTAGTATTGGGTAGAAATACCTGATACTAGGTGAGGTATTATTAATAAGAAGATAATAATATGTCAGCACATATTGGAACAAATTTTACATTAGAATCAAGGGAGTTTCTAGATAGTAGGCAAGGATTGGCACTTACTAAAACAGACTTACTCAATTGGAGAACGCCAGTACCAGAGGGATTTAGAGTCTGCTTAGATAGGAAGTGGTACTACTATAACTCGAGTGCTAACCTAGAAGATACAGGACATTGGGTACCTTGTGTGGTTGATAATGTAGATGGAGAAATATATGAAGGTCAAACAGTATCAGCTAAAGCAGTAAAGGAGTTAGGTTCTATTAATGGAGGTTTAGTTAGTGAATTAGAAAGTAAACTATCTAAGATCAATAACCTAGTTAATCCGTTGCAGCTAAGTAATAATGCAGATCCTATTACAGACCCGAGTATAGTGGGGGAACTAGTCGAATTTAAACTACCTGAATTGATAGGAAAGAAGGTAGAAAACTCTGAACCAGATAAAGCATTTGATCTTAACAATGATGGGGTTATTGATGAGGCCGATAAAGCACTTTGGGAGGCAACTAATAAAGAACTAAAAAAGCTGAGTGAAGATAAGACTTATTATTCTACATCTAGCCCTAGGGATGCAATGTTCGAAGTAGGTCATAAGATACTACCAAGCGCGAGTATTGGACTACAAAGAAAAAGTGGTGCAGTAGATGAGAGCGTTGATGGTATTAAACAGATGACTATAAGATTAATAGATAATAGTCGCCCTAGTCCCGTAAACAACTTTCTTAATTTTGGTGGGAGTAGTTGGACTTATAATAAGTTAGTTACTAAAACTTTTCCGTCTGATATTATAATCAACAGTGTAGTTATTACAAAAAATAATACACGTCTTTCTACTAACGCTACTTATAAGTTTAGGTATCGAAAGTTTATAGGGGCATCAGAGCTCCTTGACTTAAGTGGTGGTACTATTAAGAGTAGTCAATTAGAAGGTAAACTTGTCTCTAGTTTTGTTGAATCTGGCACACTTGATAAGACTGTATTTAATTGTAGCGGTGGTAAGTATCCATATATTATTATTCCTGCACTTTATTACAAGCCTACTAACAAAATGTATGTTGGTGGTTTCTTAAATACAGACTTAGTAGTAGAGGATGTTAATATAGAAAACAAGGTGGGCATAGTAGTACCTTACAAAGTAATCAGAACAAGACTAAAGCAGACTGGTAGTTCAATTCCAGTACAAATAACAGCACAGTAAAAATTATGGTAAAGGTCTTATTAGATTGTGGACACGGTAGTAATGTTGCAGGTAAGTGTAGTCCTGATAATCGACTTAGAGAGTATAGGTGGGTTCGGGAGCTAGCAAGTCTAATTGAAGCTAGGTTTGATCAATTAGGTATAGTACATCAAAGAACTGTTACTGATGATATTGAGCCAGGTCTTAAAGCTAGGTGTAAGGTGGCAAACAATGAACACAAGAAGGGAAAGTGTATCCTAGTGTCTCTTCATTGTAACGCAGCAGGAAATAATCGTACATGGAACACTGCTAGAGGTTGGTCCGTCTTCGTTGCTGGAAATTCTGGCGGACTTAGTAAAACTCTCGCTGTAAACATGGCAGAGGCAGCGTTGAAGAGAAATCTGAAAGTTAGAACACCAGACCCACAGCACTTATATTGGACCGCAGACTTAGCAGTATGTAAGAGTACGGCTTGTCCTGCAGTATTAGTAGAAAATATGTTCCAAGATAATAAGGAAGATTTAGAATTCCTACTGAGCACGAGAGGTAAGAATGTTCTGTGTGAAGTAATAGTTGAGGGTGTCTGTAATTATCTAGGGATTGAGTATAAATAAAAAAGAAAACATAAGATGGCAAGTATTCATAAAGTAGTAAATGGTGATGAACTCGTATACCCAGCAACAATAACAGATGCAGTTGGTCATAAAGAGACACGTACACCATTATCTGACTTAATTAATTATTACAATGCTGACTTAATCTGGCCAAGAAATAACGGGCCATACCACAATCTAGGTGAACTTATTACTAAGCTGTATGATGCCCTAGATAGTAAGCACAGGATTAGTGGAGTACAGTTGGGATTTCTAAGTACACCAGATGATCCAATGTCAGGGCCTGTCTATAAGAGGTACGAATATTTTGGTGGTGAGTCAGGTGAAAAGTTTAAACAGACCCGATACTGGAGAAGAGTAGATAGTGGTGTACTTGATGATATTGATAGAGTATTGAATCCTATTAAAGTATCAGTAACAGGCTCTCCCTCTATTGTTGGTGTTAGTAATGACCAAGTAACAGTAAATCTTAGGGTGAGTGTCGCAAAGGGTGGTGCACCTTATGATCTTAGTACAGAAGATAGTATTATTTGTGACGTAGAGGGTAATCAACTTACGAATCTGAGTTTTAGTAGGCCAGTACAAGACCAATTCACACCGAGAACAAGTGGTAATAGAGAGTATAATTTCTTATTAATGTTAGGTGGGAAAGATTACACTGCTACATATACGGTTAGAGTAGTACACCCTTGTTATTATGGAATCTTAGCTGATGGTGACCCTATTCCTACTTCAACAACTGGATTAACAAAGGTATTAAATCCATCTAAGGGTTATACTTGGAGTGGTATCAATATGGTCAATAGTAGAACTTGTTATATGTACCCAAAAGATTTCGGCAAGTTAACTACAATCAAGGATGCTAACAATTTCGAGTACATAAATTCATATACATTAACAGAAAGAACTATCAATGGTGTAAACTACTATATCTACACCTTGACCGATCCCGTTACGATTACTAATTTCAAGCAGTCATTCGGTTAATGTTGATATAACATATAAATTACAGTATGCTAAATATAGGTGATAACTTTAATTACCAAGGTAGAAAACCTAACTTTGCAAGAGATTCGTTTGATACCCTGGAAGAAATGAAATCCTACCCAGATACTAGTGTTGATCACGGCCACGTATCATTTTGTAAGGAGGATGGTAAGCTCTATCAGTTCCTCACTACAAATCAGGTATCAACAGAGACAGGTAAGTGGAGGAGACTGGTTGATTCTATATTAGACGCAAACTCTGAAAATCCAGTTCAAAATAAAGCGATTGTAGAGAGAATTAAACAGCTTGAACAATCGATAGATACTAGAATTAATGAACTAGGTGATACACTTGGTCTTGAGAGTATGGGTGCTATCATTGCCGCTGGTATGGTTGATCTTAATAGAAATATGGATGAACTCGAAGAGGCAGTCAGTGAAGCTCTTAACAGTCTAAAGGCAAGTAGTATCAATATTGAAGGTATAAAGATAAATGGACACTCACTAACCGACAATGTAGTACTGAATAAGAATGATCTCGGCCTAGAGAATGTAGATAATACTAGTGACCTTGATAAACCGCTCTCAACACGTACACAGCTCGCATTATCAGGGAAAGTAGATAAGAGTACAACAGTCAACGGTCATCCACTAGTAGGAAATGTAGATCTAACTAAGTCTGATATTGGCCTAGGTAATGTTGATAATACTAGTGACCTTGATAAACCAATATCTACTAGTACTCAGAATGCACTCGACGATAAGGTTAGTAAGGTGCCAGGTAAAGATCTTGTTGAGGAAAGTGAAATAGCTAAGCTGAAGAGTTATGAAAGCTATGAACTACTGAACAAAAGATTAACAAGTGCACAAACAACAGCTACTAATGCATCGAACGGAATTAGCGCCGTTAAGTCTGGTCTGGATCAAATTACGCCTATTGTAGAAAACTTAAAAACACAGGGCGACTTAATAGACCAAAATATTCTCGGCGCATTTAGACCCGTTCCAAATATAGCTAGTAGAAATAACATACCACAGAGCTTTAAGGAGATTGGTACTGTCGTTTATGTAGTAGATGACCCTAGTGAAATCCATACCTATCAGTGGAATGGTGGTGAGTGGATTCCTTATGATTTCGGCGGCGGTATTAAGAAGATTGATCGTGTTGCTGACTTAAAAACAAATAAGGCAATACAAGCACAGGGATCAGTTGTCTATGTAAAGGAAGATGATGCAATCTACTATAAGAATGACTCCAACGGCTGGACTTGTTTAACTGGCCAAGGAAGTGGTATTGTAGTTAGTGCAAAAGAGCCCGAGGATGTAAATGCACTTTGGGTAGATACAACAGATAATCAGTACGACACAAATACTGCACTTGTGTATAGTATTCAGAAGGCAGTATATGAGCTTCAGAAACAGGTTAAAGTGTTGATGAATATTAGATCCTTTGGTGCAGTCAGTGGTAGTATTACTGATGGTACAAGGACTGAACTGGCAAATACAACAAACCCACTAATGCCAGGTTACATCAATGAACTTGTTAAGGAAGAGGTACTAACAAAAGAGCAATTAGAAGATATTAAGAATAGTGCTGAAGTAGAACCAAAATATGCAACAGCCAAAGAACCAACTGTTAACCACATTAGTATCAAAATGGGTACGTGGGAACAGATGGATACGGGAAAAAAGAACTTTATCCCCGGCGAGCTTATTTGGTGTACAGACAGAACTAAACTATATATATTTACAGAAAAAGGAAAACTAATACCTATCGGAAGTGGTTCATCTATTGGCGGTGGTAGTAGTGAAGATAATAACGAAACAACGGATATGGATCAAGATACAGTAAATAGCCTGATTGATAGTAAGCTGAGGAAAGTTGATTCAATCGGCTTTGTACCAGTGGGATCAGAAGAGGCTAAGTATACAGTCAAGGTTAATGCAGAGGGTAAGCTACAGGTATACGATAATAGCCTTGATAATAGACAGCCAGAATTACAGAGCAACTATTACTATGATGGTGCAGTTGCTAAGGTAGGTATTGTAATTAATTCTTTCTATCTTGGTGGCTCAGGTAGTAATGCAGGAGACCCACTTAGAGGACCACACGATTATCAGCCTTGTTCACATAATTTCGTAGAACTAGGTAACCCATACGCAACAGAAGATACAGGTTCTGGTGAGGATATTAACTTGAATGGCTTCTATCTTCTCTATATGGGATCTAATAAGGTATGGAAGAAACTTAAACTGTGGGGTAAGATTCCAGCAGGTGGTACTTTCTTGATAAGGGGTGCACAATGTTCAGTAATGGATGTTAATACAACTGCCTTGAAAGTTAAGACCTTTGATATGGAGTGGAAAGAGGATAATGGTGACCTGATTAAGTTTGACCAATCATCTGCCGTATTCTACTTATGTTGGGCGCCTGATGATGAGCACTTCTATAACATTGATGGTACACAGTCTGAAATCCCATCATCTACTACTAGTCCTGTTGATGTAGCGGCAAGTAATTGTGCTAAGGGTTTTATTGATCTTGCTAGTTTTAATAATAGTGCGATATGTGAGAAAGCAACTTATATCTTACCAGCGGGACGTAGTGCAAGCGAGGTAGTATTTAGAAGATGGTATATGCTTGACCCTACTACACAGTCTAATCCTAGAGAGGGTGTAGGTAGTTTCAATAATAATAAATTCCTTGCATCTTCTTATATCAGTGGTGCAAACATAGGTGGACGAGTAGAAGACTTTACACCTCGCGCATCATTTGAGGGTAAGTCTATTGCAACTTCACGTACACTCTTTAGCACTGATCACCCTAGTACTTTAACCTGTACATTTGGTATTCAGGCAACAGCGGGTACAAACGGCGCGACTAGATGTTTTTGTTGGAACTCTGTGGATTATCATGATGAATTTCTTTGGTATCGTAAGAAGGGTACAGCTGGATGGACTAAGGTAGAATCAATTAAACCAGGCGCCGTATATTCCGCTGCAACAACACCTAATACGTCACCTATCCTGTACGGAGAACATAAGAGCTTGTATGATAGAGTTAGATGGGAGTCAGCATATGGACAGTCCCTTACTACACATAGAGTAATCATAGCAGGACTTCAACCAGGTGAGTACGAATATAAGGTAGTTAGAAGTAAGACTGATGATAGTGAAGGTGTATATCAGAGTAAGGTAAGGAAGTTTACTGTTATATCTGATGCACAAGCTGGAACATTTAACTTCTTGCAGGTAACCGATCAACAAGGTGCTAGTTGGGAAGAGTATGAGGTATGGAATCTCTCTGCTAAGTTTATTAAGAAAGAAGAGACTGCTGGTAGATTTGGTAAGTTCAATTTCGTAATCAACACAGGAGATATCTGTTATAATGGTAGTAGATCTAATGAGTGGATTGATTACTTTGATGGATATGAGCCTATTGATGATAGAGAGGAAATGTTGACGATTGGTAATAATGATCTTGCACCTATATCAATGAGAGACCTAGGTAATGGAAAAGAGTCACCTTGGAAGATTAATACGTATGTGATTGACTACTTCTATACATTCGAGATAGATCATAGAAATCCACAAGTATTTACAGGTCCCTCCGCAAAAGATGAAGGTCAGCAGGTTTCATTTAAGATGCCATCACTGTATTCTTTCAATTATGGTAAATTCCACTTCATATCACTCTTATCAGAAACACGTACAATATCTAATAAGGTAACATATGATTCAACCGGTAAAGAAAAAGCTAAGAAATTCGACAAGAGTACAGTCAATGCCATCTACGGTATCAAAGATGAACTTAGAGAAGGTGGAAAAAATAAAAATGCTTCTAAGATTTATGACATCGAAGAAGAATGGATAATCAAGGACCTACTGACTTGGAAGGGGGTTGCAATACCAAGTAACTTTGATTTCAGACAGGAGAGATTTAATCCTGCCCTAGTTGGTAAGTGTAATAAATGTATTGTATTTACCCATGAGATGCCTTTCAATATTACATCTAATTCTGCTTACAAGAACTATGATAATAATATTGCAGCACCTCGTGAAACAGCTAAGGCATACTTGAATCGTTACCACAACTACGAATATCAGAGAGTATTTAAGCTGTGGGGAATTCCTTTGGTAATGGGCGGACATAAACATACTTGCGCTATTACTGCACCTGTATATGATGCACCACTTACATACAATCCACTAACTAAGAAAATTGATGGAAGTACTAGCAGTGTTGATGATATCTTAACTGATGACCCAAAGACTGGTATGTTTAGTACTGTTGCGTCATTTAAACCTTTCATGCAATTAACAGTAGAAGAGTTTAATGGTAGGTGGTCAGAACTATCAAACTGGTGTGATGAAGTTTATAATAACTCAAGCACTGCACTTACTATTGATGGTTCTAGTGTGGCAGCTAAGAGTTTTGTACGAGGTAGAGCAATTAATAATAAGGCTAGATGTAGAATTGAAGTAGTAGATAATATTAATGCACCTAGTTATGTAATGTGTCAAGCAACTGGATTCAAGAATAAATCTAACTCTGACTTGGCTGGTGATTATATACCTTGGGAGAGATTCTACGTAAAAGCATCTAATCTAAAAGAGCAGAGTTATCCGTTCTATACAGTCTATGAGGTAACAGATGGTGAAATCAAGTCTTACATGTATCAGATCAGAGGTATGTATGATGCAGGTAGTGAGAAGGGATCACCAGCAGGATATTGGGACCTTGCGAAGATCTATACACATGGCGATACAGTCAAGGAGAATAGAGACTACTTCGTTAATTCAGCCCTAAGTTCAAACCTCTATAATACTGGTGGAACGATTATAAAACTATAATTATTATATGGCAATTGTAAGAAAATATAATAAGACTACTAAGAAATGGGAGCCAGTAGCGTCTAGTGATGCTACTGGTATCTATACAAACAACCCTATCTTAGCAGACAATAAAGGAACAATATCCATAGAAGATTCACTTGTCAAGGATAGGCAGGATATTGAGATACTAAAGAAGAATGTATCTTGGCTTGCTAGACATGGTGGCTCAGGTGGATGGGGTAATGGTGGAGGTGGTAGTAATAATACTGTAGAGGTGTTAATACTAGATCCTTTTAATAGAACCGACCCCGTATCTGAAATAATCTGGAATAAAGAAATTAACCAGATCTACTATAAAGTCGACTCTAAAGCAGCCGGCAAGTATACAGTGATCGTAAGGGTTGATGGTAAGGCAGTATTCCAGGAGACAGGAGTAAAGAAAGGAACTGTTAAGTCATTTGATGCTAGCTTACTTGGTGTATCTAAGAGTGATGTCGTCTTACAGGTATCCGCACTTGATGAGTCTGAGTCTGAGTTTTCTGCAAGATGCGATATAAAAATTTCATCTATCACCTTAAATAGTAGCTCTGTTAATATTACTCAGAAAACACTTAGAGAGACTGATGCTAAATTACAGATGTCTTACAGAGTTTCTATATCAGGTGACTATAGACTCTACTTTGCTAAATCTGTTATTACACTACAAGACGGGGTATTCAAGGCAGATGGTAAAGACTTAGGCGAAGCAGGACAATATATAGAGCTCCTAGGAATTGATACCACTGCTTCCTTTATCGACATTCCAATCTCAGATGTACATGGAAACGGTAAGACAAAGCTAGTTGATAAGAATGCAATGCCAGGATCTTACCCAATCTATTTCCTCTTAGCTAATACGAGAAATAATAGAGTATCATCAGGTAGTGTAGTAAGTATTATTAATGTAGTAGTAACGGATGGTATCTTAGTAACACCAGTAACAGGTATTGATCCACTATCACCTATTTCAATTTCACAGGATAGTATTTTCAACTTACAATTTACAACAATTAGTGAGAATACTAGTACCTATAATTATGAGATTAAGTGCGGATCTACTACTCTTGCTAGTGATAGAAACTTGATCTATGGTAACCAAGTAACAGTACCAATTAACCTCGCACAGTTTCCAATCTTTAATACGTACGGAAAGTTTACTATTGATATTATTGCTAGTCAAGGAACAATTAGGGACGTAGGTAGGGTTTATATATCAGTCATTGAGCCAAATACTAGACCAGTTAAGGCGTATATGAATGACCTAAATAAATATCTGGTCTACGATTATACATTCTGGGGAGAGGCTGGTACAAGTGCGGTTAGTTCAAAGAATATAACATACAGGAATGAAAACTTTAGTACTAGTGGTAGGAGTAAGACATTTAGAATTCCAGAGAGTAGCCTTGACTTGTATAATGTAGGTTCTGATTCAGGTATTCAGAGTGACTATAAAGGTGCCTATACTTTTACACACACAGCATACGGAGTATTAACTAAGAGCGGTATTACATCTTGGTTTCCTAGTTCAGAAAGTGATGTTAACTGTGCCGTTACTTCTAATAGTTATACATTTACAGTTCAGATTGCATATCACATTGGTAAAGATCCAGATGATAATGCGGTGATCTATAAACTTGGTGACTATAACCCAAAAGATCAAACAGGTGCAGGTATTCTCATCACACCTAGAAAATATTATGTCAAGGTAGAAGGTGTAACACTGGTAGGATCATTGCAGGATAATAGTTTCCAGCAAGTTGATATAGTACTAACAAGACCTGGACAAAATGGAGTAGCTTATGCAACTCTATCTGTATATCAGAATGGTATTATCTTACAGTCAATAGAGATTAATACAAGTAGGGGACTTATCTACAACATGGGTAACATTAGTAGAGCGTTTCTTGCTTGTTCTGGTACTAATGATGATAATGGTAGAACTGTTGTAAATAATAGTACTACAATCCATGTCTACTCAACAAGGTTCTTCAACATAGCACTTAACACAGGTCATATTGTATGTAGCTATATCAATAACTACATGAACTTTAAGAGAAATGAAGATGGTAGTTTAAATAGTGGACTAGTATCTCAGCTCTTAAGGAATAATAGTATTAGAACTGATGAAGAAGTAACGGGTGAAGGTGGAAGTGTTGATACAGGTGCTATTAGTTCTATCTACAACTTAAGAACAGGTGAATTTAAAAACCTGGCTAGTATTAGTGGTACATCTATTGTCTTAGATAGTGCACTTACTGAACTACCTATTCCTATTGTTACTATGTCTGTTAATTGGACCTACTCACAATTCTCAAGTACTTCTAATGGTGGTCTTGATGTAAGTAGTAGTTCTAATTTTGAATATAAGATAGGCACTACTAGTATTAAGAGCTCACAGGTAACAATTGAGCTGCAAGGTACTACATCTATGAACTATAACATCAAGAACCTTAAGATTACATTCGAAGGTAATCAGATGTTCTCGCCTAAGTCAGATTGGTTCCCAGAAAAATCATTCACGCTTAAGGCTGATGTAGTGGACTCTGGACATATCAATAATGCTGTGATTGGTAAGTTTATTAATGAGACTTTTAATGATCCAACTAATAACCTTATCAACATAGCAGACTGTTACCCAGCGAAGTCTAAGGTAGATGCATTGAAGGCTAGTGGTAGTCTTCCGCCAGATGTCACCGTAAAACCAACAATCGAAGGTTTCCCAGTATTGTTGATTGTTAACTTTAAATCTGAGACAGGTGATAGTAGAGATATTAGGGTGCTTGGTATTTATTCATTTAACTTAGGTCGTGAGTCTGAGTTTAACCAAGGATATAAAGTTCCTAAGTACCTCAAAAATCCATACGGTGATGTATTGGCGGGAAAAGATGTAACATTCCCTAACCTCTTCAGCCAACCAAGTGAATCAGAGCTAGATAATACAATCAATGCAGTAGTGTACGAGGGTGAAAGATCTCAGAATTGTACCACTGTTAAAGTAGATGTATTTGAAGATAGAGATACTGAAGATCCATACGACTACTCAATTATTAAAGTTGGTAGAGATAAGTATAATAGATTTCCAGCCAACATTGTAAGAGATTCAACAGGTTTCATAAAATATAATGGTGTATTCTTAGAAGATGAAGATGGACAACAGATTAAGTGGGCACCTTCTAATCTCAGGAAATTTAAGTTCTTAGAGGATGGCTATTTCTGGTCAAATGATGCAACCTATGTAGATAAACTTTGGAAGAGAGTTTATGCAGAAAATACAGATGAAGCAACAAAGGCATTCAGAAACTTACATAACACGATTGCCTCTAAGATGGAGTATATCAATGGTTCCGCAAAGAGAGCATATAATACCTCCTATAATAAGTACATAATCTCTAGTAGTGAAGGAGAAAGTATTACCACAACAATAGATAGCCAAGGTACAACAATCACAATGACTAGACCTCAGGCAAAAGAAGGTATTGACTTGAGCGTTAAGAATACAGCTTTCTATTATGTTATCTGTATGTTGTTTGGACTTGTTGACTCCCTAGGTAAGAACTTGCAATTTAAATTCTGGTTACCTAAGAATGGAAGTCCTGGTGGTAAGTATTGGACACCTTCTTTCTATGATATGGATACTGCACTAGGACTTGGTAATGCTGGTGCTGAAGAGGTAACAACAACTGCCTTAGAAAATTCCATTGCTAACGGACCTGATAATAAGGTAATGTTACTATACGGTATTGCTGAGCAGACAGATAATACAGTCTTTACAGTATATAGTAATAAGCTCTGGGGTTGTATTGAGTCAGAGATTTTCTTCGATACTTACTTCAATGATTATAAGAGTACAGGTGATTATCATTTCTATTCTATCATGTGGAGCGATCTTAGGTCAACAGTGCTTAAGAGTGTTGATGAGTTCTTTGAAAAACACTTCACAACACAGCTAAGTAAGTGTGGTGAGCTTATCTTTAACTACGACTATAACGTTAAGTATATCAAGACAGCACAGAGAAACTACTTGCATGGTACTCGAATGTCATTTATTAAGAACTGGTTAGATGAGCGTGTTACATTCTTGGATAGTGTGTTCGGTTATAGGGCTGGTCTTAGTAATGAAGCATCGTACCTGGTGGATAATAACATTGACACTTACAACATATCATGGAAGAATAGTATTAGTGTTACTCATGATTCAGGTTCCATTACTATGCCTGTGACGGTAAACTCTCCTGTTATTATGAAGTCTAATATTGGTAATAAGTCAGTTTCATACACCTACGTAAAAGATGGTAAAGAGACTGATATTATTGTTGCCGATAGTAAAGACACACCAGATATTCAGACATACATTAATAACTCAGATAAGATTACATCATTGTCTGACTTGAAGAGTATTAAGATAAACAGCTTAACACCAACAGTTTCATCAGTAGTAAAAAATAAAGATGGTAGTCCTGTATATACTCCGAATATGGGTAATATCTACAGTAACTATGGATCTTTATCGTCACTAAAAGAGTTGAACTTGAGTGGTATTACAACTTTTACATCCTCATTCAATATCTTCGAACTTCTTAAGACATTCGATAGTTCAGGTTATAAAGTTAATCCTGAATACTTCGCACTGCAGACTCTTAATTTCAGTGGTTTTAAGTCTGGGGGTATTCAATCTGTAGACTTAAGTGGTACAACTCAGGTAGCTAGTGATATTGTGCCTGATGTATACAAGAACCCATTTAAGAATATTACGTACTTGAATGTTAGTGAGTCAGATATCAACAACGTAATCATACCAGTGGGAGTTTCTTTGTACTACTTGAATGTTAGTAATAGTTCTGTGCAAACTCTGACGCTTGAAAAACAGCCGCTCTTAACTAATATTGACTTAAGAAACTGTAAAGTACTTAATACACTTGCGGTTACTAATTGTGAAAATATTAGAACAGTAAAGCTAGACTACACAAATAGATCAATCAAGCAGGTAGTAATATCAGGTATGTCAAACTTAGAGACTGTTGAACTAACCTCTAACGATAACTGGTCTTACTTACCAAAGATTAACATTAATAGTTGTCCAAAGCTTAAGAAGATTGTAATATCCGGCTGTAGGTCTGCGTCATTAGGTAGCACAGGAGCAAGTACTATTTCACTCAATGACTTACCAGAACTTGATACACTCTCAATATCAGATAGTAATTACACTGAGATTAATACAGGTAACTCTAAACTTACCTCACTCAGAACACTTAGTCTTGATGGTACTACTATAAAGACGTTGAGAACACAAGACTCAAGTAACAGTAATGGTATTGACTTGAAGGGTTATAGACTTGATTCATTCAGTATCAGTAGTAATCCATCCCTTGAGTATGTTGTGTTTGATAATATCCAAGATCAACCAACACCACTTAAGACAAAGTCATTCTATGAGTGTAGTAGCCTGAAGAGAGTATATGGTAATTTCACACTGATGGGATCACTTGTATTCTCTAGGTGTCCTCTATTTACAATACATGGGGGTAGGTATAATGGAACTAATGTAGTTAATCAGTATGGTAGATATATTCACCCAACTGAAAGTGATAGGATCTATAAGAATGATAATTTCATATTCCAAGAGGGTAATAGTGTAACTAACCTAAAACTTGTGGCTACTGATGTTAATTCATGTTTCTCTTATTCAGGGGTTGACTTGTTTGATATCTACTACGCACTTTATAGTATAGGACCAGACGTAAGGAGTATTGATTCACTGTTCTTTAGTTGTGGTGATATTGGATTTGCAGGTGATGGTTGGAAGAGTGATACAAACGATAACTCACTGAACAGGCATACGTTTGATAAGTGCGTAAATATCACAAACATAAATGGTCTATTCTATGGTACTAATATATCTGGTAGGCTTTATTCGCCGTCAGTAGTAAGAACTGGTGGTACTGAAGTCATTAAGGAAGATGGATTGTTTAGCCCTCTCAGAAAACTAACTCAGTTCATTAATGTAATCAATAGTAAGGTGTACTTTGATAGATACTTGTTTAGGGTTCCAGAGGGTAGTAGTAAGTTTGAAATAACCAACCTACACAACTTCTCAACCAGTATAGTATTTAATGATATCAATACACTTACATTCAGTACTTTTGACAGTATTACTAAGAACTACAAGAATGGACTGAATAAGATTGGTAACTTAGATGGAATGTACTCAGATCTACCTAAGCTGACTAGAATATCACACTCACTGAATACAAACTATATAAATTACGACAACATAACAGAAGAGCTAGGTATTTTCCCAGCATCTCTAGTTAATATTGTAAATACTTGCATTAGTGATACTGGTTCTGGTAAGATGAACCTTGATAAGATTTTTAAAGACCCAAGGAAACTAGAAAACATATCAAGTTCTTTCATTGTTAGTAACTTAGGAGTAGGTGATGAACAGGTAAAACTAGAGCTCACTGATAATACACTAAAGGACTTTGACTCACTTAAGACTATTGCATTTGAGACTGGTAACTATAATGATTATTCAAGTGGTTATCATTCATTTACAGGTGCAGGACTTAAGAAATATTCAGTTGGTGGATTCCCTTATAGGATACTTCAGAACTGTAAGAATCATAGTAAGATCACAATGTTGGTCAGCTTGTTCAGGGGTATGTCGGTGGAGAATATAACCGGTGATGCTATTGAACTACCTGGATCTACTTTTGCTGGATGTACTGAACTTAGAAATATCAGTTACTGTTTCTATGATTTCAAAACTCCTTATAGACTGACGAATGTAAATGAACCATCTAGGAGGGGACTACCAGAGCCTTTTGCAGACTGTATTAACCTATCTTGTGTTGCTTATACATTCTCAAGTACAACAGGTGGAACATTTCATAAGATGGTAGGAATGATACCGCCCAGATTATTCTATCATGGTGACATCAACTATACAATTAGGTCAACAGGTTCAGACCATACTAAGACTGTAGATATTGACAGTAAGGAAGGTAGTAAGGCGGTTAAGACGTTGATTAGTACAGATGAAACTGCTAATACTAGAACCACTACTAAGATTGTATATAATAGATTCTCAGAGATTCCTAACAATACAAGTCAAGTAGTAATCGATCCAACAACTGTCATAACAACAACAGTACAGGTAGATAACACTCAGACTGAACAGAATATCTCTAGAAATACTACGACATCTAAGATACCTGACCTAGCTGAGAATACACATACATTTAGTAAGGTTGTTAAGATACCAAGGCAGACAATAGAAATCATGAGAGGTTGTTTCCAGAATTGTAATGCAGAGGAATATGATTATCTCTTCACAACAGACACAGGGAGCACCTACTTTGATATGCCTGACTATAACATCGACTATCAACCATTTAAGTATGTTCTGATTAATAATACATGGTCAGAGGTAAAACCAAATAAAGACCTCTATACTTACATGTGGAAATGGTCAGGAAGAGCTAATAGGTATGACGATTATGTAGTACTTTGCAATCAGATGTATACAAGGCTACTAAGGTTCGAGAGTATTGGTGGTACTGAGTTTGAATATAACATAGATTGGTTGGATGATGTAGTACTTGACCCATCCAAGACAGTAGATACATTAACAACATCTAGTACTTTCGATGGCGTTAGTTGTTCTTATTCAGGTGGTTTTGCATTTGCCCCAGACTTGCTTAGGTATTGTACTGCTAATGTTGATGTAGTTGACTTGTTCAGAGACTGTGGACCTACTAGACAATCATTCGGTAATCAAGCACAGTATAGAATAAGTAGGATCTATGGTATACAAGGACGAATTCCACCTTATATGTTCAAACCAACACCGAACATAGGAGATATGACCAGGATGTTCATGAATTGTAAGATGCTCGGTTATTATATATCAAAGAATGGGGTAATAAAGGGATACAGTGTAACTATCCCACCAAGCCTGTTCAAGTATATAAAGACAAATAGACTCTACATGAATGATATGTTTAATGGTTGTATGTGGCCTAATAACCTAACCTTGAATGTTATGAACTTTACAGTACCTAAGATTGACTTGTATATACAGGGAATGTTCAGGTTCGGTATGTTTAGGGGAATCTCAAACCTAACTGATGTCTTTAATCAATCAAACATCTATATACAGAAGATGGAAAGTTGCTTTAGACTTAGCAGTTGGGATCCAGATACAGGCTCTTATAATAATGGTGTTGATAGAAACTTGAAGGTGACATTCAATAATATGTTTAGTAGGAATAACTGGAATAAGACTGATAGTATTGATGAAAATGGTAATGCAAGTAGGAGCTCAGATTGGTATGTATTTGATGGTTTCGCTAAGATGAATGAAGTACCCAACAGATTCTTAAGCAAGGAACTCTCAAGCGAACCAATTAAGGCGAACTATAGGCAGTATGGTGAATAAACTATAATATATGGTGTGTAGAGTAGGTATAATACTCTGCACACTGTATAATAAAAACAATTAACAATAATAATATGCTAGGTATAGGCGATAATTTTGACTATCAAGGTAAGAAGCCTAATTTTGCTAGAGATTGTTTTAGCACGTTGGAAAAAATGAAATCCTACCCAGAGACAAGTATTGATCCGGGACATATTTCATTTTGTGGTGAGGATGGAAAATTATACCAGTACTTACCAGACAACGAGATAAATGAGGTTACCGGCAAGTGGAGAAGATTAGTCGACTCTATCCTGGATGCGAACTCTGAAAATCCTGTTCAAAATAAAGTAGTAGTCAAGAAAATTAGTGACTTAGAAAAATTAATATCAAAGAGTGCAGAAAAAGTAAAAGGCGATATTGACCTAGACATTGAAACTATGGGTGGTATTATCGCGGCGGGAATGGTCGATCTTAATAGAAATATGGATGAACTAGAAGAAGCCGTTAGTGAAGCCCTTAATAGTCTAAACGCAGGTCATGTCAGCTTAGAAGAAATAAAAGTAAATGGTCACCCTATTACGTCAAGTGTAAACCTAAACAGTACAGATATTGGACTAGGTAATGTTGATAATACACGAGACCTAGATAAACCAATTTCGACCAGAGTATCCGCCGCGCTCAATGAAAAAGTAGATAAAAGTATTAGAGTCAATAATAAATCGCTGGCACAAGATGTAGTAATAGAGAAAAGTGATATAGGTCTAGGGAGAGTTGATAATACAGGGGACATGGAAAAACCCGTATCAAATGCAGTACAACAGGCACTAGATGATAAAGTTAGTAAGGTACCTGGTAAAGATTTAGTGGAGGATGCGGATATTGCAAAATTAAAACAACTGCGCACTAGAGAGGAACTTGATGAACTAGTTAAGACAGTACTGCAAACTCTTAAGACAGTGGGAGAGACACATACAGCGAGAAAAGATAACCCACATAATGTAACGAAAGATCAAGTAGGCCTAGGTAGTGTAGATGATACCAGTGACCTAGATAAACCAGTATCACGTGCAGTACAAGAAGCATTAAATCTTAAAGTAGACAAAGAAATATTAAACTCTGAGGTAATACCTAAGTTAAATCAATTAAGTACTAAACAAGAAGAACTAGAGAAAACACTTGGCTTGATTAGTCCTATGGTCGATACACTAAGAGATACTATAATAGAAACGAACTCTTATGGTGTAGAGGTAGACTTTAGTAGGCCTCAGTTAAAGTACAAAGAGCTAGGTAATCCAGAACTGCATAAATCATTGCCTATACAAAATAAGATAAAACCTTGTATTCTAAACGACGAAGGAAAAGTTGTCAAGTACCTACCAATAGAGTCTGGTTGGTCTACTACTGACGTTGACGGAAGATTAGGTCAGGTGATGGTTGAAATTCCTGAGTTTTGGTATAAAATCGAAAATCTAAAAAATAAACTAACCGTTAGATTAAGTGAGGCAAAACTTCCAGGATTTAATAAAAGAAAAAAAGCCTACATAGGGGCTTACAATGCAGATTTAGATCCAAATGATTTAATATATCATAACAACATAAGAGCTGGGATCTGCTCAGCTTGTATTTCTTACGAGTACGGTGAAGGTGAGAACAAAAACAATCCTGATGTAAATTTACAACCAACTAAAGGGAAGGCTTTTTACGAATTCAATTCTGCTTATGACATAAATGAGCTGCTTAATAGGAATACTGGATGGTGTAGCCTTGATTATATGACCTACTTATCTAATTTTATGCTTTATTTTGTAGAATTTAAAGAAGTAAACTTAGTAGATGCTCTAAATACTGAAGGGATAACTGAAGATGTGATTACTGTAAGTGGTAGTTATATGGAAGATGATGAAATTACAATGGTTCCAAGATCACCAAAATATATTGGAGAGACAAATGACCTAGGTGGTAGGTCTGGTATAAAAGTTAGGAAATATGGTGAAAGAACCTGTATCAGTAATAGATATAGGGGTATGGAAAACCTAGTTGGAGAAGTATCTTACTTACCCAGAGGTGTTAATATGGCAGTAAATTTGTCTGATTTTAGTGGTAATATAGTCGTTGAAGGGTTTGGAAAGATACCATTTCTATATAAAGATCCCTCAACTGTAGCAAAAACTGTAAATAATCTTAGTTGTGGTATCATTGCTACGCCTTACGAAATACAAAAAACAGGTGATAATCACAGTACTACTACCTACTTTAGGGCCTGTTGGGATGACTACTTTTTGCGAGAAGAGCGTTGGGCGCGTAGATGGCAGTGGGGAGGGCAAATAAGTCAACCTAATCTTTTGTTTGGGGGTTTCGTAAAATTTATAGAAAGAGAAGATGGTCATGGACAATTTTTAAGCTATAAATCTAATTTTACATACTTCAAACCTAATTATTTAAGCCAAGGAATTTCTGATGGTTTTTGGTATGGTATAGGTACCAGACTTTGTTATTATCCACTCGAATCGTTACCAACCGAAGAACTTTAATAATATGAAATATAACATAGATTATTCAACAACATCACATCCTGAATTACTCTTAGTGGGGAGTCAGGGCAATACAAATACATGGAGGGTTTACTTTGATGAGGAGAAGAAAGTAGATACATATAGAGAGGGTGATAATTCTTACAGTGTTGAGACTTTCAAGGCTAAGTATATTGAAACCTCTAAGTCTAAGTCTGAGGAAGTAACTGCCCTACAACTAATCAAAGAAGCAAAAATATCCGATCTTGAATCTTTTGATAGTAGTGATAATATTAACTGTTTCTACCTAAATAGTATGCCTGTTTGGTTGGATAAAGAGACAAGAGTAGGAGTTATGAATAGTACTAGAATTCAGAAAGACTTAGGTTATCAGAACACTACTTTCTGGATTGGTACATTTAAGATTGAAATTCCTTGTGACTTAGCGATACAACTACTAAGCGCTATTGAAGTTTATGCAATGAACTGTTTTAATAGGACAGCGGAGCATAAAAAAACAATAGGTGAGTTGACTTCTGTAGGTGATGTTGTTAAGTATGATTTTGAAAAGGGATATCCAGATAAATTAAATATAACTGTATGATACTATCCTGGATATCTTTCATAATACTACTTACATATATTCTCTGGACAACTACTAAGTACGGTATTCCAGAGTCATTATCACAAACATACTATCACATACCAAAGAGGTTCATCTTTACACTCACTATCTGGATCTGTAATTTTCTTATCGTTCCGCAGGCTATGGATATGACTGGAGACCTTAAGATTATTCCATTCTTAGGTATTCTTGGTTCATTGCTAGTAGGGGCCGCGCCGAGAGTAAGAGATGAGGATAGAACAGTACATAACATAGGAGCCATTGTCAGTGCAGTATTTTCTCAGATCTTTGTTGCAGTCTATGGTAATCCTTGGAGTATGTTAGCTTGGATTCCGGCGCTTTTCTTACTAGCGGTGTCTATTAAGTTTGACCCACGTGAATTAAGAAGACCTGGACTAGAAGCTAAGATAGATAAGGTCAGATTCGTTTTTTGGTGTGAGATGGTATGCTACTTTACATTATATACTAGCTTATTAGGAGGAATATGAGAAACTTAAAAACATTCAGAACTAAAGCAGAATATGATCAGGCACTAGCAGAGGGACTAATACCTAATCCTTGTGTATCAGTAGTGGAGGGAAAAGTCTACTACTACCCTGACATAGAAACACCAACCCCTAGTGATGCTGAACTACGAATGAAAAACCAAGTCCTAGATGTAAATGAGACTGGACGTGTAGAGGCAGAAAAAGCTAGGGAGAAAAAAGAAAAAGACAGACAAGCAGCCGAATTACTCAGAGTGCAGGCAGAGGAAGATAGAAAAACAGCGGAGATCGAAAGAACCACTAAGTATACACAGTGGGATCAAGCAGAACAAGGCAGAGCTAGTTCCGAAACACAAAGGGCAGCTGAGTATGAGACGCTGAAAAATAAATTAACAAGCGCCGCAGGTAGTGTAGAAGAAATTAGAGACCACCTTCCTTATGTCGGGACTGATAACTATGTATACGAATGGAACACTGCGCAGTCTAGATTCGATAAGACAGAGAAGTATGTAAGGGGTGAACAAGGTGAGAGTGGAAAGCTAGTGAAGGTAGTGAAAAACGCAGGGACAGACTTGAATGTAACAATAGAGCCTGGTACTTTCACAGAGTGGACAGGAGAACTTAGTGGGAACCTAACAATAACGCTGGGGCAAGGTAGTAGTGAGTATGTAAACGAATATGCAGTTAGATTTACAACAGGCAACGTAGTACCTCGGATTACATTCCCAAGTAGTATTAGGGTACCAAGGACATTTATTATCCTCCCTAATCACATCTACACTTGCACAATAGTTGATGGTGTGCTTGAATTTGGAGGACAGTCAAGATGAGCTTAATTAGTAGACTCCATCATGTGCTTGAGAGCAGCCCTAAGGATCAGTATGTAGAGCTAAAAACTACAACACCATTGGAAGAGCTTAGAAGGGTGGCTAATCTTGAAAACATACCACTAGAAAGGCTGAAGTTCGTTGAGAGGCTTGAGGATGGAGAATATGGATTACTAGATATGGAAGAGAATATATTTTACAGAACCGCTAAGGATGTTGAGAGGGGATTCGAGACATATAGTGGAACAATAATGACGTTTGAAGATCCTGAGATAAAAAAATGGCTGGTAGCTAATATAGGTGGTGAACGAGGAATTACTAATGGTGTTTATGGTAAGGTAGGTGTAAGAGGTATTGCAGGAGAGGTAACCTACGAACAAGCACTTGCAACGGAAGACGTATCAATTCCTAGAAATCGTAATATAAGGAGGTTTAATGAACTTGTATACTTTAAAAACCTGAAGAGATTTACATTCCAGGAAAGTAGTATAGAAGAAATATCACTTCCTTACCTTTCTATTGAGACTAGAGCTGCATTCTATAATTGTACAAGACTAAGAAAGGTAACAACTAAGTATGGACTAGATTTAAGAACGGATCACATTTTTAGATCTTGTGGTTCTCTCGTTGATATAGATACAAGTAAGTGGACACTCAGTAGTAGTAGTGCGGAAAGGCTATTTGAAGGTTGTTCTTCCTTACAGTCCCTAGATACAAGTAAGTGGAATCTAGGAAACTTAAGTAATGGTGCTAATATGTTCTATAATTGTTCTTCCTTACAGTCCCTAGATACAAGTAAGTGGAATCTAGGAAACTTAAGTAATGGTAATTCTATGT